TCAATCGGGAGAAATACGCTGAAATCGTCCATCTGGCTCCTGTAAACGCAAAAAGGCCCGGACGATTGAGCTTTGATAAGCCGTCACGTCCGAGCCAGATTGTTTCTGTACCCGTCGATTGAGATATTACCACAGCAGGACAGATAAGCTCTTCAGGACAAAAAGAGCCCGACATCTTCGCAGGATGCCGGGCAGGAGGACTATGTGTTCCAAGGAGGTCGCCGGTACCACCGGTCTAACGAGATTCTACAGCCTTCGCGAACGGATCCCTGCCAAAGACACACAACTCGTCAGTGCCAGGTATGAAGATGCGACACAGTTTCGGGCGCGTCTCGTAGATTCCGCAACGACCCTCTGGTGTCAAGTTCGGGCAGTCATAGCGAACTGTGACGTAATCGCGCCCACTCGCATCATCGTGGAAAGTTTCTGCGATAGCGACTGCCTTGAAATCGAGTCTGCGGTCATCAACCCATTTCTGCGCGTCCTGCTTCCAGTTATCAATCCAGAAAGATTCATGGACACGCGCCCCATCTGCGTTGGGATAGTTCAGCATCAACCCCTTACAGCACGCGCCAGGACTCGGACATATGGAGCAAAGTTGCATTGCAGGATGAAGGATCGGAAGAAGATCACTCATTGCTTGCGAGTCCTGTCGGCCTTGAGTTTCTCGACAATCTCCGCGGCAACTTGCCGATAAGCTTCTGGCGTGTCTGGCCCTTTAGCAATGAGCATGTCAGCAATCTTCTCGGCATCTGTCTTCGGCTTGGCTTCGATGCGGCCGCGGCGTGCGGCAAGCATTGCGTCCACTTTGAAAGATCGTTCCTCCTCAGTCTGGCAGCCTGGGCCAAACTTTACTGCCTCATTAAACGTGACAGGCCCAAGCAGTGCATCCACGATCACGCGGGCCGCTGCTTTCATACCTGAGCGAGAGTATGAACTTCCAGAATCAGAATTATACGCATCGCACATCTTTTCGATCAGGTAGCCGTCGAGCGGCGCTGGTTGTTCCTTGCGGATGTTGCGATTGGCGAGCACAGCGTTGATTACCGCGATTGCTTCAGCCGATATGCCGCCGTACAAAGATGTATTCAGCTTATTGCATTCGCGGTCGCTTAGCGGTGCTCCTGGTTCCGTGGGGGGCATTCCGAGGATACTCAAAATCTCTGTAACCTCCATCGGAAGCACTCCATGCTTTCTCAGTTTCTTCACTTGTTCATTGGTTATTTGTAGCATTTCATCTCCTTGTGTCCTGCTGGTGGCTAGAGTTTCTATGCGCTGATCGGCTTGATGCGCGGGTCGCTGTTGGGCTTCTCGGTGAGCGCAATCTCATAGATGCGCAGATTCGTGATAGTCCTGATCTTGTTGCCATCAGGTTTGACCGGATCACAGCCACCGCCGATGGACGGAATGTAATCCTTGAACGGGCCATGATTCATTTCTTCAGAAAACGGAATACTGATCTTGGCTACGAGAGTCTTCCCTTTTACCGAGAGGGCAGCTTTGCCGATAGTCCGTTTGATGCCGAAGTCTTTGACGACGCGGACAGGATTCGTAAACGACACGTTCTCAATTGAGATGGAGTCGTTGTCCTGATCCACCGTTCCGTCTGCAATCAAAACTACTGCTTCATATTCCAAGGTGCTACCTCCATAGTCCAAACTTCTTTTCTGTTTGCCAGCCTCCACCGCCCGAGAGCATCCTCATGCGCTTGCGGAAGTTGAGTTGGCGCTTGGTGAAGTAAGCGGTGGCATGTAAGCGCACGATCTCCTTGGCTGCTGCGCCGCTCCAAAGTTGCTGAATGGTGTAATCGCTTCTCCTGACCACCGACTCCAGTTCGTTCAGGTGGTATCCCTCGCGAATGAACTGTATTGCCAATTCACGAAGAGCAGCCTCGCGTTTGCGCAGTCTCTCTTCCATGGCAAACTTGATAATCTGTTCGTGAGGCGACGGTGGGTCAAGATAGTTGATTGGGTAGGCCACTTCCCACCTCCACGGTTGCCACTTCGCCCAGGTGCATCCCGCCGATCATGACCCTATCGGCTACCTCTTCGAGCGTCTTCTTGCGCTCCCATACGAAGTTGAACGCCGCCGGGCCAACCTGCACCATGCGGAACTCGTCGTTGGGGAACCGCGTTTCCAGCGAGTCGGCCACGTTGGACAGCACTTCAAACTCGCCGCCAGGCTTGAACACGTCGCCTTTGCCGGCTGCCAGTATGATGGTCTTGTGAGTCCTGTTTCCGGGTGCAAACATCTTGATGGTGAGCTTCTTCACTTCGACTCCTTGTAAATCTTCCACTGTTCGGCAAGCCACTCAGGACTTACCGGAGGCGGTGTGTTAGTTGGCTGCATGTTAACCTTTCTGCGATTCAAGTCCTGATCGCGGCGATGCCTAGACCAGCGCCTCGCGGGCCACGGTCGCTCGGCTGTTTGCGTAACCGCGGACTTGATCCATGTGCTTCATCCACTCGTCGTGTCCGGCCTGTTCATGGATCGTCTCAAGCGACATTGCGGCCTCCGTGAGCGCATTTCTAAGCCGCTTCACTTCTTGCCCAAGTTGACCGCTAGATTCTGCTGCGTATTCCATCTGATCCTTGAGCAGCTTGGTGCGCTCACCAAGGGTCTGGTATGGGCCGGTTGCCGCAGGAAGGATTTCTTCCACTTCATCCAATTCGTAAATCACGCCGTCATGTAACTCATGCCCCTCACTGCAAGACATGTTTGGGAACTGTCCAGGTGCTACCAATCTGCTGAGTAATTCTTGCGTCCGTGCGTTCATTTGCTTCCTTTCTTCAGGCACCGCCGCGCCAGCGACGAAGTTACTTGGCTTTCTTCTGTTTGTTGAGCGCCTGGCTTATGCGTCCCATCCACTTCAGGACTCGCAAGACGTGACGAGGACCGCGTGCAAAGCGCATACGGCCCGGTAGACGTGGGATGTTCACTTGGACCGCCATTCAAATGTGATGGGGTCGGTCGATAGGCTCCTCCAGCGCGTCAGGTATCCAGTCTTGAGGCTCAGAAGAACTGTTCCTTGGACAGGAGCACCGGCCTCTTTCAGTTTGAGCAGCACTAACTGTTCAGGGTCCTGTCGTTGCCGCATAGCCTTCAGTATCTCAGCAGGATGCAGAGTCACGGTGATAACGGTCGTGTCGCCTTCAGGACTCCCGTCGTCAACCACGCACGATTCGGGAATCTCCATTGCGGACTGGTGCCCACCTTGCTCTGTTGTGACGAGAATTATTTTGCTCATCCCTCCACCCACTTTCCCAGTCCCTTCGCTACAGCGATGGTCGCCAGGGTCATACTGCGCACCGTGGCGATGGTGCCGATGCTCACCACTCGCCCTTGGCTTTCCAGTTCGCGCATGATCTGCGCCTGGTTCCAGTCGGTGTGGAGCATCACCAGCGCGCGGACGGCATCGGTTGCGGTGTGTTTGGAATTGACCATCTCGTCTACCATCTTCACGTATTGCGGAGGCACGTCAACAATCGGCCCCTCGTGAAACATCGGCGTCTTCAGGTCTTCATCAAGAGCTGTCGTGACAGAGTCCATGATCTGCTGCGGTGTTGGCTTCTCGGGCCAGCCAGCATCCACCACGGCATCGACGATCTTCGGTATGCTGGACGCTTCATCAACGACGATCATTTGCGGGTTGAACCCTGGGCAATGCTCCGGGTCCTGATGCGCCTTGACGCGCTTGGCCTGTGCGTTGTACCAATCCTGAGCTTCCTTGCTCAGGCGTTCCCAATCGTTATCTGACGCTTTGGACACGGCCAGCACAAGTCGCCGCAGGTAATGTCCGTCCGGTTCGCCCTCAGCTTGGGGTAAAAACTCTGCGCCGGCCGCTGCCAGCAGTTCACTGTAGATGGTGGTCATTTTCCCTCCACGGGATGAATGCGATAGGTCTCGGCAGGATAGTGCTGATGGGCACGTGTCAACGCTTCTTCTGCTAACCGCTTTGATACGGGTTTCGGTTTCGAGCTGGTAGGGTCAGTCCATTTTGTGGATCGATAGCGCTTGCCATCTTCACTCTTGATTTGGACGATATATTTCAAGATTGCATCTCCTGTTTCTTCCTGCCGATCAGGCTTACGAGCAGGTTGCATTGGGTTGGGGTGAATGTTTGGTGGCCCGGCCAGTTGGCCTCGATCAAGTTCAGGACCTCGATCATCGGTACATGGGTCTTCTCGTAGACCTCGTCAATCATCTCGGGGAGCGTCATTCCGGCGACCTTTCCAGAGTCAACCAATCCCCCCATGATCCGTCAAAGTTCCTCCATCGCCCTACAACTTGTTCACCTTCCGCATTAAACGCAGGAATAAATGAGCTTTGTTCGATACTTATTCCGCACAAACATGCAAGTTCTAAGAGCGGAGGAGGAATCTTTACGGTGATGCGAGGATCTCTGAGAATGGCTTGATACATTTCGGGAGTGACCACCAAATTGCATGGAATCATGCGCGCCTCGGTTCTTTCGGCGGGTGAGTCCCGTACTTGGCGATGAACTCGTCTGAAAGGCGGAAGGGGCAGGAGTCGCCATGCTTGTAGAGGGGGTTGATGCAGAGTTTGCAATAGCCCTCCTCTAACGTATCCTCACGGTCATCGTCGGTCATCTCGTGCAGAATGCCCACAATTGCTTCAGCATCTGCTTGTCTGTTGGTTGCGTACACGTCTACTCCTTTGCTGCCATATGAGCAGCTTCATGGTCACTTGCGTATCCGCTCCATAGGAGTTCGCTGTCAATTCCGCGGACTTCCACGTGGATGAGTTCCTTAGGAATCATGGTGGCCTTCAGTGTCCTGTTGAGGACGGTAATCAGAGGCAGGATGCCCAACCGGCTTGCACAGGCCGGGCACTGCTCTGGAGAGTCGCCGATCGCATCGCAATCAGCGCAGAGGTAGGCATTGCGGAGGTTAACGTGCATGGGCCACCATCCAGTGGGCCAGGAACATGATGGGGTGATGCAGCTCCCACAGACCCCAGATTACGAGTCCTGTAAAGACCTCCAAGATGATAGCGTTGCGGACACCCTCAAGGGCATACCCTTCACCAACGAGTTCGCTGACGTCGGGACCCTCTCCGAGGATGTTGGCGTGTGGATATTCGGGCGCGTGATAGGCACCAGTAGCGTCAAAACCGTAATCGGTCATGATTTGATTCGTGATCCGTTCTGTATCGGTCATCTCAAGACCCCTTTCTGTGAACAGGATTATTAAACCACCACTCGCACGGTTTATCAACGTAAATCTTTCGCGCTTATTAAACTTTTCTGTTGACATGCGCACTAGGGGTGCTATTCTCGGTTTATCAACTAAACGGTTGTCGTTAATCAACCGCAAAGGAGCAGCAAAAATGGACACGGCAACGAAGAAGATCGTGAATCACGCTATTAATCATCTCTCTGATCGCCAGTTTCTCGTCCGCACTGCTGATGACTGGAATGATCTTGAGTCGGCGAAACATATCCTTCGCGAGTTGCGCGATCACGGCGAAGTGTATCTCCACTCGAATCTTGACTATGATGCGACCTACCGAATGGTGTGCTTGGATAACCCCTCACTTGGGCTCGATCAATCGCTAGCCACCACTGCCCGTATTATTGCTCACCCTGCGGTACCGGGCGCATGTGTGCACCAGATGCCGGATGGCATGTCTTCGGTGCTGTATGGTCGCTGCATCCGGTGTGGATCTAGCCTTTAACATCCGCCGCGCGGTCCTTGCCGTAAGCGATTTGAAACATAGTACTTGAGGAAATTAAATGGAAAAGTTGGTTTTTGAGACGCCGAACTATCGCGGCTACAACGTGAAGGCTTACTACCTCAACGATGGGTCAAACAATGCCCGCGTGGAACTGTGGAACGGCGATACGCTGGTGCAGACTGGCCAGTGCCCTGCGTACAAGGTTTTCAACTACCAGGCCCATGCGAACGACATGATTGATGATCTTGTGGGCGATATGGAAAACCTCGTCACCGATATTCAGTAAGGCACTCACCCTGTAGTACAGCGCAGGCCGGGCGCGCAGGCCCGGCAGAATCGAGACGAAAATGGACATCTACGGAAAATGGGATTGGCGCATTCTGGCAGTGCTCATCATCGGCGGCCTGATTGCAGGGTGGATGATCGGCTGATTGCTAGACTTGGGGCCTGCACAATTTACTAACCGTAGTACAGGAAGGAGGGTAGCCTATGGACTTCAGGACTCGAATAAGCTTGGATGGTATGGGTTCTGAAGCTACTACTCAAACGCAGCCGCAACCGAGCCGGGCGGTATATCCCGGCACAAGAAAGGAAACCATGGAACTAGACTTGAAACCAATCAACACGCGGCAAGCCATCGAAGATGCGCACGCTGACCTGTTCATAGCGCTCCGCTATGGCCTCACCATTGGTCAGCCGACTGATGCGCTTGACCGTGAACACGTAGAAAAGGCTTGCGCAATATTGGACCTCATCCGCAAAGCAAACCCTCTATAGCTTCCCGCTCTGAAGAGTCTCCCAACGAATCGGCCGGCCATCCTCGAAGATCAGGATGAACCGGCCATAGAACTTTTCGGGAAGAATAGGCCTCAAAGCCATCGCAGCTCGCAGGATTGATTCAGCCGTCACCGGCATAGACTTCAGGGCTGACTCCTCGTCAATTCTTATGCGTCCTGTTGCCGCCATCTATTCCTCTCCCTCTGATTCGCTCTCGTCCTTCGCTTCAGAATAGCCGATACCGTCCCTACACGCAGGATGAAATGGAGGGCAGTCATCTCCAGACGGGAAATCCTCGTCGATAGGGATGAGACCCGCATCTGCATTTTCTTGGCACTCTTCACAGCACCCCTCACCTGGGAAGCTCTGCTTGAACTTCTGCCCTGTTCCCTTGGCAGCCTCATGCTTGCCATGGTTGTAGGCGTACATGCTTTCGGTCCTGCTGATGGTCAGGGCGCGCGCCGCGCTGAAGTCCTCGCTCTGCAAGATGTTGTGCTGCAACTCGGTCGTCGTCCATCCTTCATCGACCGACTTGCTTATCAACTCTCGTAGGTTCTCGCGTGTCGTCTCTGTGATGGCGTAGCGGGCATCAGGATTATCAACGATCTCGCCCTTGTCTGTGATGCGCTTGCCCACCAGCTCCGCGCCGCGCTCCCGCGCCATCTGACGCGCCTGGTCCAAGACTTTGGTCCATATGTCGCTGTCTTCGACAATGCCGCGGTCGGTCAAGAACTCTGTGGCGCCAGCAACTGCATCAGTCTCAAGGTAGGGCGTCACCTCCGGGATCAGGTCGCCCCAGTCCACCACGACGTCTATCGTGTCCTGATCTTCTGGCTTCTTCTTCGCAGCCTTCGCCAGTTTCTCGACGGTGAGTCCTGCTGCCGCCTCTTTTCCTTTGCGCTTGAGGTAGGCCGCTAGTACCTGCTCCAGTGACTTCCCCGCTTTGCTAAAGGGCGGTCGGATTCCGTCCCGGCCTCCTTCTTCACTGACGCACTCTTACCGCTCTGTTGCGCACCGGGCTTACCCGATCCTGAATCTCCGCCAGCGCCGCCCATGGCCGGCTGTGGCATCGCCGTCTGCGCCGCCAGGACCGACAAGGGCATCCATCCGGTGCCCGTCTTGACCATCGGCACGTCGCCGCCTTCTACCGCGTCCAAGCCGTCCCGGTCCCGTAGTTCGTTGATTGTTCTGGCACCGAGAGATGTATTGGCGATGTCGATAGTGGCCTGGTCAGTCGCCGCCACTTCCTCGTTCTGGTCGAACACGTGGCCGATGTCGTCCCATCCCCAGCCGAGAAAGATCAGGCGCTCCATCAGGCTAGACCACCAGAGCATCTCGCCATTGAGTCCCTGGGCGCGCATTTGCTCTTGAAGCTGCTCGGAGTTCGCCCGCGGCTCAGGCTCCTTGATGTAGGGCTTCGGGTCGGTCCTGAATGCGCGGCAAACGATGCGGGCCATCCACTCGTCGTATTCTGACTTGAGCAGGTCGCCGGCCGATCCTTTCATCTCGAATGGCTTTCCACCGCCAGGGATGAACCGCATCTTGGACTTGAGCTTGAGATTCCCGCTCATCAGTGCGTCGAACGTTCCTTGCCATAGCGCAATCTGCTCAGCAGTCCAGTTCTCCGGGCAGCAAACCATCACGTCAGGGCATGTGCCTTCGTTCCAGAAGTTGAGCATGTACATCGTCTTGCGGACCTGTTGGGTCGCCTCCATCAGGATCTGCTCAACCTCAGAGTATCCGTAGATCGGGAACTGAGCCCACCGATGCCGCGGCATGTAGACAATCTCGCGCTCAGTGAAGTTGTCCATCGGGAGGCCCTTTACGATCTGGACATAGGCCAGGGAGGGCCAGTCAGGGATGCGACCGCGGTCGTCCACTTTTGGAACGATGGTATTCCCGTCAATACATTCCAGCGCGTAGGGCTTTGTGCCGGCTCGATTCTTCCAGATGTAGACGGTGGCCGCATCGATGGTGTACCGCTCGCGGAAGATCATCTCCATCCATTGCGGGTACGGAATCTTCCGGTCTGGCATCTTGAAAAAGGCGTTGAGTTCCTTGATGCGCGGGTCATCTTCAGACTTCACGCCCTTGGCCGGGTTCTTCAGGACGAACTTCCACGGCAGACTCACCAGCTCATCGACGCGCGCGCTCAACTCATTGGCGATGATTCCCGAGCCCCGGACGATGCCCCGCAGCATCTCCCCAAGGACGATATGCCGGTTGACGATCTCAAGGTTGTAGCCGGTGGGATAGTCCCACTCGCGGGCGTCCACAATCGATGGGGGGCCGAACGGCGCGACGGGTTGATAAGGGCTGAAGCGGTTGCGCTCTTCGTCTACGTCGGCAATGAAGTCGGAGGGAAGGCGACGGTCATCGGGGCCAGGCCGATCATTCTCAGGGTCCCGATTTGGCAGAGTAGGACGAACTCCACCGCGATTCTTTGCGCTCAGAAGCCCATACCGCGGATTCAGGAGCGTCATCGATCCGCCTGTGGAGTCCGGCATCTTCTGCAATGCCTTGTCGTTCAGCCGCTTCCCAAACACTGTATCGTCGTTGATCTCGGTCGGTTCATCCCACAAGGCCATGGTGTGTGCTCCCGTGGTCTAGTGTATCAATGATCCAGCCATGCCCTCATAATCTTCGACAGGATAGCCTCGGCCTCTATTGGAGGGACATGAAAGTAATCCGTGAGGGTGAGGACGATCTTGTCTGGCTGCTCAAATGATCGGCAGCATCTGCGCACGAATTCTATCAACTCGCACTTGTATCTGAAGAACTCGGGATCAGCATCGGCTAGCCGGACTTCATCGATAAACTCGTCAAGTGTGTTCATCTCTCCTCACTTTCCTTGGCACATCAGGCACTTGCAGCCCGGTGCGTGGGCTGGACGGGCATAGGAATCACGGTTGTCGGCAAGACTGAGGTTTTCTGGAGTCCTGCCAAGGGCGCGCTTGGGTCTGGTCTCGCGTGCCAGTTTCAGATCATTCGGCGGTGCGCCCATGGATACCCGTTCATGAAAGGTCTTCCCGCCTCGCTGGTGGCCCTCCGCTACCTCAACAGGACCCAGAGCAGACCAAAGCCCGTTGACGATCACCGCAGTCTGCGTCATTGATTCATTTTTGGCCCGTTTTTCAATCATTGCGGCCAGTTCATCGGGGAGGCGTATTGCAACTAGTTTGCTCATGGATGGAGTGTATAACGGACCGATGCGTATAACAAGAGAAATCGTATAACGCTTCAGGACGCCCACGACGGCCTTGCACAGTCGGGGTGCATCCGGCGTATGCCCTCTTCAACCACGGTATCGCCGAGCGGTTTGCCGCAATAATCACAGAGGTCTTGGGGCGCAAGGGCAGCCATGGCGCGGTTGTAGGCGGTCAGAGCTGGAGCTTTGACGGGCGCGGTGACCGTAGGAGCAGGTCTGAAGCCGGGAGTCTTGGGATTTGGGTCCTGATCTCCACCAGTTTGCACCGCCGTGATGCCTTGGTAATACTCAAGCAGCCCGGCGCCGTTCTTCGCCACCTTGGCAAACGCCAGCATGATTGCCTCTGCCCGGTCAGGACTCTTGACCCCACGCTTCCGCATCGCTTCCTTGGACTCAATCTCCGTTTGGCCACGGCTGTTTGGCTTCCACCGGATGCTGGCAAGTTGGGAGATGGCTGTCTCGTCTGCGAGTCCTGATATGTCTCCGCTCTTCGCGCGCATCCGCAAGCCCCAGTACAGCTCAGCTTTCAGGTTCACGAACTGCTCTTTATCCGCCGGAGACTCGCCCACGTTGACTGCGTTCGATGGGAAACCAAGGTCCTGCAGATGCTTGTGGAGGTAGTAGCCGATGCCGGCCGAGTCAACGTTCAGGGTCCCGATTCTGTCTCCATACTTCCGGAGCGCGCTCACCAGTTCACCGCGGGGATCTGGATTGCCCCAGCCGACGATCTCAAGAATCTGGAAGCCACACCGCGCCACCATGACCGTCTCATCCTCGCCAGGACCAGCCACGTCGATTCCGATGCCCACCTTGCCCTCGTATGTCCGTGTGTCCCGTTGTGCGCGCTCTAGCCACGCCAAGGAGAGCAGGGCATCAGGACTCTGAGAGGGAAAGTCTCCCATGACGCGTGAATCCCAGCGGAAGTCGCCCGGCCCCCACTCCTCAAACCGCTCTTTGACCCACCGCCTGGTGGTCAGCCAAGGCATGACGTTCTGGTCAAGCTCTTCCTCGGTCAGGTCCATCAGATCGCGGCCGTTGGGGTCACCGAGCGTTACGGTGATCGGAGCTCCTTCTGAGTCCTGAGCCTCATATGAAAGCTTGATGCCTTTGAAGTTGGGCGTATCGAACGCGCTGATTGTGAACGGTTGGATGCTGGCCCGCTTGCTATGGAACTCGTCGTAGAATGCGCCGGATGAGATGGTGGGGTTGCCCAGCTTTAGGATGCGCACGTCGCCGCCGGCCCGAATGCCCTCAATCGCTTCGATGATCTTCGGGTCAACGCCGGGGGCCTCATCGATGATGATGAGCACGTGGTCGGCATGGAAGCCCTGGAACTTGACCCCCTCATCCTGCTGCTGGACGGTCGTCGTGAAGCCGAGTGCATAGCGCATCGGGTACTTGGTCTTATCAAACTCAAGTTTGGTGAGGTTTGCAGATGGGAAGGGATACTTGCTCTTGACGAGGGCTTTGTGGATTTCTCCCCACATCAGGACCTCAACCTGCTTTTTCGTCGGCGCCGTGGTCACCACGATGGCGTTCTCGTACCGGGCCAGCCACCAGAGGGTTATCTGTGCCGCGAGGAACGTCTTGCCTGAGCTATGGCAAGCCTTGACGTTCACCTTGGCTTGGGGTTTGAGTAGGGCCTTGCAGATGTCTCGCTGTACGCTCCACAGGTCAGAACCCAGCCAGTGTAGTACAAACTTTATCGGGTCCGTGAGTGTATTACGGATTTTGGCCTTCTGTACTACAGTGAGCGGCTTCATTCTCCCTTGAGGATACTATCGAGCACGCTCACTTGCACTGGATTGTCTTTGTCGCCGGCCAGCGTGGTGCGGTCGCCGAACTTCTTCGGCTTGGTGCCCTTCAGCAAGAAGATCAGCAGCGTGTCGCTGTACTCCTGAACGTAGCCCACGCGCTTCCCGCCTTGAAACACCGGCTTCTTGACGCCATCATGCGCCCGGCGAACAGCTTCTTCCTCAAGCAAATCGGCCGCAATCTCCAGCGCCTTATCCCAATCGGCCTTGAATTCCTCGTCTTCGTCCCGCCAGTCATAAGCGGTCATTCGCCCCAGTCTGCTCAATTTGCATGCTTTAGTGACATTTCCAGTCACTTTCAAGGCGTCAAGGAACCGCGCGCGTTTTAATGGAGTCCGATTCGTTCTCGGCGGGCGCCCTTTTACGAGGTTTGCCATGAGTTTATTAAACCTATATCCACTTGGTTTTTCTGTCGTGTTCTTTTACGGGAGGCTTCTTTTCTTCTGCACGCCGAAGACAGACACGGCACACATCGTCAATTTCTCTGGTGTTGCGGAAAATCGAGTATCCGTGGCCGTCAGACCGATTCCACCCTCTCGCGCACATTGGATTTCCCACGTTGTTGAATGTGCCGCGATAGAGATGAGGAACGGCCTTGTCTTCGTTGCGATCCTGCCCGATCACGTATTCTCTGCGAGCAATCCTCACGTATGCCTCCGGCGGCTACGCCGCCCGCTTCGCCGGCAGGATCAGGACACGCTCCGAACGCAAGGCCAAGCCACGCTCACACACCAAGAGGTGTACGAAGAGCTGTACTCGGGGCTTGGGGAGTGTCTTTTGGGTCCTGTCGGCCATTGGATTTACCACCATGACGGGATTATAAAGCATCTTGTGTCCTGATTTCCCATGAAACACGAACGCCCCACCGGAGTGAGGCGCCGCGCGCTGGATTCTGTTCCCAAGTTCCAGCAACTCGGACGGTGTTTAGGCCGCCATTTGAAGAGCAACCGCGGGACGGGCCGGGAAGGCCAGGACCTTGGCGTTCTTCGCGCTGTCAGTGTTCTTGGCAGTTTTCTGCTTGATTCTCGTTACGGTGAGCATCAATCCCGGCACGAAACTGTAGTCTGCTGATCCCGTCGAAACCGTGACGAGCCCACCAAAGCCCCAATCGATTTACGCTCCCCGTCGTTCAAAAGAACTCTGATGCAACGAAGGGGCTTTGGTGGACCCGGCGGGAGTCGAACCCGCGTCCGAAATCATCTTTCTACAGCGTTGACGTGCGTACTCTTGGGGCTTCACGGTGTTCTGTGGAGCGCCTCCACCATCACGTCAAAAGAGGACGTGAACTCAATGTTGATAAATGTACCACGGTTATCGCGTTGCTTCAAATAAAAACCACGCGCGCCGCTCCGCCTCGTCAATCCACACCTCAATCATCGCGGTTGAGGCGTAGTCGTCGGCCAGGGCGCAGACTGTATGGGCGCTGCGCAGTTGGGCGATAAGAGTCCTGTTGTCGGCAAGAAGCTCCTTGAGCATCATCTCTGGCGCCGGGCCGGGCTCGTCTGAGTCCTGAATCCGCTGCAAACGGGCAATCTGACCAATCGACCGAATCGTGGTCCCGCCGATCTTGCGCACCCGCTCCGCAATGTCGTCCGTGATGCCGTAGATTTGCGTGGCTTGCTCGTCCAGAAGCAGGTGCCAGTCGCGGAAGTGCGGGCCGGTCATGTGCCAGTGGAAGTTCTTTGTCTTCAGGTACAAAGCGAAGCAGTCGGCCAGAAGAGCGTTCAGCGATTCGGAGAGCTTATCAACGTTCGCAGGACTGAAACCGTCTGCAACGTCTGAGCCTTGATAATCTCCGGTGGAGAATGGGAAGTCCATGGTGGTCACCTCGGAGACATTGTAGGCGTTTTGGGTCCTGATGCAACAGAAAACCCCCGGCTGGTTGGCTCGGGGGTCTGTGTGATTTATGCGGTCGGATCAGGTCTGACTGTCGAGGAAAGAGGCTGATGAGTGGTAAGAGGTTCGCAACTCCTCCGACCGCTTGAATAAATTCTACCATACATTTTTGACATTTACGGCAAGAGTGTGCAATTATTCAATCGTCGAGGGAATCGCAGGCTTATGAAAATGACCCCGAAAAATTCGGACCGTTCAATTTCATGGCATTCTTGCGCCTCGGCTGCGCTCTCGCATGGTGACTTCATCCCGAGAGTTGGCGCCGCATACAGGATGAGACCGATTCATTCCGCCAAGACATGCAAAACAAGAGGGTCTCAAGACTTTCTCTGAGGATGACGCTCAGAGAGATTGATGAGTCCTGAATCTGGCTCATTCGATCACGGCCAAACCAATGTGGGGCCAGGTTTCGAGATGTTTCAGATACTTCTCTTGTTTGAACAGTTGAGACCGTTGGCCGGAAGAACCGGGTAACCCACTAGGGAGAGGTTTATGCCAAGAATACTAAACAGAGAATCTTTGCCTGCGAATGAGAGGCTTGATAAAGCTTCTCTGCGGATGATTGACCACCTAACCCGTAAGTTCCTCAACAGTGCCCAGCGCAATCACGCGAAACTTTGGGCCATGGACGCAGCTCATGCTGCCTTTGAACTGCATCCTGAGTTGCGCGAAGAGGGCTCACTGTTGCGGTATTTCGTCGCCAAAGAGGGGCGAAAGAATGGGCTACGCGGCGCGGCCTTGACCACGTTTGTCGAGAGTGAATTCAGCGCGGGAACTTGGTGGCATCTGGTTCCCGAATCAGTTTTGAAAGGGGAATCGAAGTGAATGATCTTGCATTGAACATCAGGACCATGAGTGGTATTATTTTTTGTGTCCTGCGAAGCATTGGTTTCGCTCAACCTCAACATCTAACCACCTCGGCTCCGGCCGCGTGAGGATTTATGAACACTTCCGCATCAAACCAACATCTCATCAGCGTCCTAGACAAACTCTTCCCAACCTTTGAGCGCCTAAACGTAGAGCATCACGCCTACATGCAAGCGCAGAGTTACGTCTATGTGTTTCTTGTTGATTCAAAATATCTGAAGATTGGAACCTCACAGTCACCTTCCGGGCGGCTTCGTCAACTTCACTCCCCTGACGATCATCTCCCCCTCTCGCAGCACAACACAGAGATATTGTTCATGTTTCCTGTGCCAGGAAAGATCGCTCGCAGCGTCGAGCGCGACCTCTTGCACAGCAGGGAACTGCGCGGTAAGAAACTTACGAGCCGCATATTCACTGAGTGGTTTTCTGTCGAAGGGATAACCAGAGCGGGCATAGAAACGCTACAGTTCTGCCTTCATGAGGATTGGTGCGCATCGCTAGAAACTCATGTTCGCGGATGGATGTATTGGGATGCCCCCAACTCGCCAGGAATGGTCAAATTATTACACCTATCAGAGGATGTGGTATTGGCCTCCAAGGTGGTTTTTTGTCGGCGAGTGTATCTCGGATTGCGCACATCAGGGTGGATTGACTCCAATGGGCATCATTGCAACTTGGACCATCTAGGCTTCGAAGTGCAGGCATGGAACTTCGAAAAAGGCCAATTCATTCCAAAGTATCCAGCCAACATCAACAGTCTCACTCCAAAGGTTGCCGGTTTGGGTCCTGACGGGCAAGGGGAGTTCTTCGAATGAGCAGAATGGTTTGCCAGTTCTCATGCGGTGCAGCATCGGCGGTCGCAACAAAGCTGATTCTTGCGGCTTATGCGCCCGATGAAGTTCTGATCGTCAACGCCTTCATCAAAGAAGAGCATCCTGATAATCGCCGCTTCTTTGCCGACTGCGAGAGGTGGTTTGCGCATCCCGTCATTGTCCTGAAAGATGAGAAATATGGTGCATCTACCCATGAGGTTTGGAAACGTAAGCGATTCATGAAGGGGTTACGCGGTGCGCCGTGCTCGCTTATTCTCAAGCGCCAATTGCTAGCCACCGTAGCGCAACCTGGAGATGTGAACGTTTTGGGTTTTACACGCGAGGAGTGGGACCGATTCGATTCTCTTTGCGAACGATTTCCCGATGAGAAATTCCGTGCTCCATTGATCGAAAAAGATCTAGGTAAGGACGACTGTTTGGCTATGGTCGAGCGCGCTGGCATACAACTTCCGATGATGTACCGCATGGGATACGACAACGCAAATTGCATCGGGTGCCCGAAAGGCGGACAAGCATACTGGCAGAACATCCGCGAGGACTTTCCACAAGATTTTGTGCAGATAAAGATGATCCAACAGGCCATAGGCCCCGGTGCCAACTTTCTACGGTTCCGGTCTGGCCCGCGCAACGGCGAGCGGATGAGCCTTGCAGAGTTGCCCGCTGGACGTGGAGACATGAATCGGGAACCGAGTTTCTCATGCTCCTTCTTCTGCCAACTGGCCGAGCAGGAAATCGAACGGGGCGAGTAAACTTTCCGCTTGACACGCTCACAACCGTTCGGTTACAGTTGCGGTTATGAGGAAATACGACAAAGACGACGTGATGCAGGACCTTCGTGACCTCATTGCAAAGTCCAACCAAAGCAAAGTGGCAGCAGGACTCGGATACACGCCCCAGTACATCTCTCAGGTCCTGAAGGGCAAGAAGGCGCTGACGGCCGATCTGGCCTTGCGCGTGGGATTTATCCAACTGCCCGATGCTTACGTGCGGGCACCGAAAGGAAAGGTGAAGTAGTGGAAACTCTGCGAATCACCAAAGCAGACTTGAACGAGCGTAACGAATACACACGCTCACGCGACCTTGAATTCGAAGGCCACATCGAAGTTGAGGCATCGCTCGGATGGGTAGTTGTGCTCGGCTTCATTCGCGCTGGCGGCCGCTTGGGCATCGAGGCTGGCTCGGGCATCAAGGCTGGCTCGGGCATCAAGGCTGGCTGGGGCATCGAGGCTGGCTTGGGCATCGAGGCTGGCTCGGGCATCAAGGCTGGCTGGGGCATCGAGGCTGGCTGGGGCATCGAGGCTGGCTTGGGCATCGAGGCTGGCTGGGGCATCGAGGCTGGCTTGGGCATCGAGGCTGGCTGGGGCATCAAGGCTGGCTGGGGCATCAAGGCTGGCTTTTGGATTCACTGCAAACTCTCAATTTCGGTTAAACTGCGCATCTTTTCTGGCCTCTGCATGTGGCGTCTACCGCGTCCCGAAGAGCAGGAGATTGTTTGCGCCGAGCTGAAGTCTGGAACCGTGGCTTTCGGGACTCTGAAACTCTTGGAAGCGCCGAAGAAAGAAGGCAAGTAGTGGACAACCAGAATGCACTGCAAGTTCAGGACACTGACAAACTGGCCGAGTACCAAGAGCAAAGCATTTCCATGGTGCAGCAGCGGGAAAAGGCCAAGATCGAATCCCGCTACATCATGGCTTTGCGTCAACCGCGTGACCTTGAAGTGGTTCGCCAGAAGATGTTGCGTGAATGCAGCCGGCCATCTTTCTGTGCTCCTGACATGAGCAAGAACGGGTCGAGCGTCGCGATCTATCGTGTCCCGCGCGGCGGAAGCAAAATCGAAGGCGTTACTATCCGTTTTGCTGAGATGGCAAAGCGCTGCTACGGTCACATCTTCGTCGAAGTAACTCCGTTGGGCGAGGATGAGACGCAGCAGATTTACCAAGTCGAGGCAACCGACTATCAGAACAACGACGGCGGCAGTGAGATCGTGATTGTCCCGAAGCGCATCGAGCGCAGTTTTGCGAAAGACTCTGATGTGGTGTTGGGACGTCGTGAAAACAGCCAAGGCAAGACCACATTCACTATCGTCCCGACCGATGATGACCTTCAGGTAAAGCGCAACGCGCTCAACTCCAAGGCCCGGCGCAACGTCATCATGCAGTGCATCGATGGCTGGCTGGTCGAAGAGTGCAAAGCTAAGATTCGCGAGACGGCGGCGGCGAAAGATGCAGAGAACCCCGGCGCGGCCAAGACGGCCATCTTCGACGCGTTCGCATCCATCGGAGTAACAGCAGCACAACTCAATGAGTACATCGGGCACGCAGGAGATTTGAGTCCTGCCGAGCTTGACGAGATGCGCAGCTTCTTCGGCGGCATCCAGCAGGGTTACACCACATGGGCAGAGATCGCGGCCAGCAAGGGCGAAGGCAAGGACGAAGGTTCAGCAGATCGCATCGAAGCGCTAGTGAAGGAACTGGAATACACGCCGGCTCAGGCCAGGACGAAGAAGGCGAAGTACGCAGGGCGCCCGAAAGAGTTGATCGAGTGGCTTGAGGGTGAAGTTGCCAAGAAGCGCAACGACGGAGGTTCTCACTCTGCCAAGAACGCAACGGCGCAGCAAGTAGAAGACCACAAGGAACCCAAGCCGGAAGCGAAGACCACTCACCGCGAGTCGGCAGAACCGGAGCCACAGCAGGACGCAAAGCAGTCGAGTCCTGTCGAGCAAGAGAAGCCAGCCGAGACGAAGAAGAGCGCGCCGGCCGCTCCGTCATTCGAGAACTGGTAATCAAGTTTCGGCCATCCCCTCTTGGGTAAGCTGGCCGGAAGGTGCGCGGGTGCATACTGGGCTCCATATCCGCAAGGGTGTACGCTCCCGGCCCGCGCACCATAACTTCAGGACACAGAAAGGAAAAGGTATGCAAGGTCAAGTGATTTGGTTCAATTCGGTGCGCGGATACGGTTTCATCCAACGTCACGATGGAGAGAAAGACCTCTTCGTCCACTACTCAGCCATCCAACAGGACGGCTACAAGAAGCTCACAGAAGGCCAGCGAGTTACCTTTGAAGTCGAGCAGGGTCCGAACGGCTTGCAAGCTGCCAACGTCACAGTGGAGGGATAGCATGAACGTCCCTGCGCTGCGCCAAAGCATTTATGAATCGATGGGGTGCGAGTCAGGCTATCGGCTCGTACACATCGACGGAGTGCGGTTCCCTGATACTGAGCCAGGGGACCGCGGTACCGATGTCCACGCGATTCATGCAGCCTACGCTGAGCATTGCGCAAAGAAGCACATTCCGGCGGACTTTGTGTATCTTGACTCCCTTTGCAAAGCGGCCGGAGAAGAAGTGGCTCAGATCATGGAAACCAGCCGCGACAGCATGAGCATTGATTGGGCAAACTTCTTCGCGGCAGAGATCAGTTTCGGGCTCGGAGAGGATTTCAGCCCAACATTTAGTTATGACCATGACGGGCGCGTAGTAGATATGAGTCCTGTATGGGATGGTAACGACTTCGTAGACAGGTTCCTCAAAGAGCCCATGTGCTGCGGAATCATGGACGCAATCTACATCATGCCGGGCGGCAAAGTAGCTAGCATCGTCGATCTGAAGTCCCATCCTCGCCCGTTTGCTGCTGACACATTTCAAGGCAAGCTCTATAGCCTTGCTCTCATGATGCACATGCCCGAGCTACAGGAGGTTGAGTTTGGTCTCCGGTTCGTGCGTTATGCGAATCTGGTCAAGACTCAGAAGTACTTCCGCTCCGATGTGCCGGCACTGATGGACGAGGTTCGCCGGGTTCGTGCGCGCCAGGTTGCCATCCATGAGAAGGTGGCCAATCTCGAACCGCTCAGGACCCACGGCGGCAAGCAATGCACCTATTGCCCTTGCATGTTGGACCCACTGACCTACAAGTGCCCCACGATGCCTCTGAATCCGTATCTCAACCGCAAGCCAGACGAATGGCTTAGCGTCAAACTTGCAGCACAACAAACCATCGCATCGGCTGACAGGATTCTGAAGGAGATGGTGGACGCGACAGGACTCGAAATCTACTCACAGGATGCCAACGGCAAAGTCTACAAGTACGGTCCGAAGCCATCCGAAGAAACTATCGCTCCGCTGTTTGTTCAGGACCCGGATGGAGGTTTCAAGATGCCGATTCTGGACGCTTTGACTGACTGGTTCAACGCTAACCCGAAAGACCTCATTCCTCGCAAGGGAAGCCAGCCATGGTGCTGCAATCTGCGCATTGGATGGTCGCAGCTCAAGAGTTACATCAAAGCGAACAAGCGCGAGTTGATCCACAACAGGATTAAAGACCTCGTAACCGTCAAGACAACCGTAGAGTACGGGATCACCAAAGAGCCAGAAGTCGATGACGGAGTGGAAGAGAAGAAACCTTGGGACGCTTCGGGTCCTGATGAGTTGGAGTTCTAACAGTTCGCGCGGGCAAATCGGTACGCCCAGACTAGGGAAAATGGGGCCGCGTGGAACCCTACCACAGCCCGCGCGATTCAACCTTTCAGAAAGGGAACGACAATGAAACTCAGCACCATCCATCTTGAAGACTTTGGCCCATACGTGGACCAAACCGTCAATTTTGATCAGCCCCTCAACGTCATTCGCGGTGATCTTGCACAGGGCAAGACGAAGCTCTCGCAAGCCATCCAACTCAGCTTTGCAAGAATCTGCGATGGCATCGACAGCAAAGGCTCCGGCTTCCGCGACAAGATCCGTCTCGGGGAAGACAAGGCCATCATCACCGCCGGGCTGGAAACTGCGCAGGGAGCCATCCAAATCAGGACCACCTACGGACCCGGCAAGAGGGGACGCGACTCTGTTGTGATTGCAGGAGAGGGCAGCAACTCGGTGAATCTTGCAGCCGGCTTCGAGCAGTACCTACAGCGTAGTGAGGAGCGGTTCTCTTGTGTCCTGGACTCGGAATACTTCACGCGTCCCGGCACAGATCAGCGCGCCATCCTCGCATCGCTGGTGTTGCCAACGCATCACGACTTTGACGCGAAGATGGTCGCATTGGTCGAGAAGCATCTCGGCAAGGTCATCGACTGGAATGCGAGTCCTGTTGCCGTCATCGACAAGGTGTTTGGCGACAAGAGCAGCGGAGTCTACAACGCCAGGACGCAAGCCAAGGCGGCTCTCGGGGCCATCTACATCCCACAGAAGCCGGTCCAGCCTCAGTATCCTGCCGAGTTGGTCCAGCAGAAGCTCTTGGCTCTCCGCGAGAAGGCATCGCAGGAAGCGAAGAAGGTCAAGCGCTCTGGCACAGCGCAGACCGGTCGGCTCGAACGGGAACTTGAGCAGGTAGCGGAAAAACTCAGCGCGGCATTCTCTGAGCGCACGGCGGCGATTGCCAAGCGTGGCGAGATTGAGTCCGAGATGGTGGACGGCGCGGCGCTTGCCAGTCTCAAGCAGATTGCCGGCCAGCGCTCAGCCTTCGCCACTCTCCAGACGGCCATCGATGCGCTTTCTGGCGATATTCAAGGGATGAAAGATGTCCAAGCAATCTTTGAGGGCCTTCGCAGCAATTGCCGGTGCCCGACATGCGGTCAAGGAATCACGCATGAGTTCATCAATGCAGAAATTGCCGAGAATAAAGGGCGCGAACTGGAGTTGAATGAGAGCCGTGCGCAACTCACCCAGCAGCAGAAAGCGCTTGGCGACATCAAGGCGGCCGAGGAAGCCATCCAGAAGCAGGAGAAGTCTGTCGCGGCGAAGCTGGAGCAGGTCAAGAAGGTCACCGAAACCACCGAACGCATCGCCACACTGGAAAAGCAAAGCGGAGATGCCAAGGCCGCTTTGGAAACCGCCAAGGCTTCCGAGTCCGAGCCGGTCGATACGACAGCAATCGATGCCGTCAATACCGAAATTAGCGAGTGGGAAGCGCGGCTGGCGCCGGCAGTCCAGTACGAGTCAACGCTGAAGCAGATCGAGACGGCTACAAAGCAATGGCAGGACAAAAAGAACGACGTGGACGAGTTGGAAACACTCTGCGAGCACTTTGGCCCCAAAGGCATCAAGGCCACTCTTCTGCAGAAGCACATCGGCGGGTTCAATGAGTCTGTGAATCGTGTCCTGAACTGGTGGGGATACTCGGCAACGCTATCTTTCGAGCCCTACAGTTTCGACGTGGTGACGCCTGAGACTACACCAAAGACCTTGCCGGTCAAGGAACTGAGTGGTTCTGAGTTGTTCCGGTTCCTAGTGGCCCTCCAGTGCGCAATCGCCGTCTATTCCAAGATCAAGATGGTCCTGATCGACAAAGCAGACATTCTGATCGATTCGCACCGCGGCAAGCTCTTCGCCGGGGTCAAGCACCTGCTCGATACTGGGCTACTGGAGAAGGCTTTCATTTTTGTCGCTGACAAGCGGCGTGAGGCTCCGAAGCAAGAGGGAGTCGGGTTCTACCTGGTGGAGAAAGGAAAGGTCGAACGCCTCTCATGATCGACCTGAAGATGTATCAGAAGCGTGTCGCCCAGCTCTACAACGATGAGCGTAAGTGGTGGCGCAAGGAACTCGAAAAGCAAGCCACCAAGGCGGGATTCGTGCTTGATGTTGCCCTGGACGAAATCCTGCCCTACACGCAAGCGCAGTTCGGAAAGTGGCTCTGGACAAAGATTCAACTTGGGGTGATCCTTTGCCCCTACTGTGGCGCTCCGATAGACATCCTGAGCATGGAGTTAGACCACAAGACTCCAAAACGGCGGCATGGTGGTCCTGAACTCAGTAACAAGCAGGTTATCTGCCGCAAGTGCAACGGTAGCAAAGGCGACTTCACGCACGAGGAGTATGTGGAGATCGTCAAGTTCATGCAAGGCCCTGGTGCCCCGTTCCGGCAGCGATTGGAAGGCGTGATGAGGAACGGCGGCATCGGGAATATGATGAGAAACTTCCCGCGCAAGCAGAAGCCTGACAAGAAACCCGCGAAGCAAGAGGCTATCTACTTCACCGAACTTGGGGGATTCTGATGACAATCGCTGTGACTGTTGATCGAAGATGGGGAGGATTCTACGCAGGACACGGATATGCGTTTCGTCTATGTCTTGGCTTCATCGCCATAGATTTCTTCCCCGACAGCATGGAGTTGATGCTCCACCAACTTTTAGACAACCGGAAAGAGGTGATTCATGGCAGCAAAAGTGCAACCGACGAAACTGACAACGTTCTTTGAGGGGCACCGTCGCAAAGCGTTCCTCGTCCAGTGGATTCAACATTGCAATCGTGCCGGAGTCTCAACGATCAAGCTAGACATGCGGCTCCCGTTGCTCGGACCGACGTTGATAGGGATGAATCAGGAGATAGGCGAACCATTCTCGCTGATGGCGAAGGTGGATTCCAAGACGGAGCGTTCAGCGATCAATGTCGAGATCGAAGGCATGACGCTGGACATCTTCTCAACCGACACCAGCAAAGACCACTGGGTATCGACAACCGGCGCCAAGCTCATGAAGCTGTATCTGGCAACAGTGGGCGAAGGCGAGAAGAAGGAAGTCAACCTGCACATGGCAATCTATGTCCCATTCACGAAAGAGATGATGGAATGGGCATCGATCCACTTGCACAAGGACTTCTACATCGAAACGGTGTACTCAAACTCAGAATCGAAACTGGCATTCGCCACGGCAGATGAAACTGAGTTCGTGGATGAAGAAGCCGAGGACGAGAGTCCCGATGAGGACGGCGAAGAAGAGCCGGAACTTGACCCCGATGCCGAGCAGGACATTCCGTTCGAGACAGCGCCGGCAGGGAAATCAGGACCCAAACAACTGAAAGCCTACCACCTGAACCACAACACGGATTGAAGGGAAAGACATGTCGAACGCAGTTCGTTTATACAAGCCCGATGGCACCAGTGCTGGTGTTTTCATGTGCTCTGTTTGTCGCACGGTACATGCGACGGAGGATCAGGCCGACTGGTGCCACGGTGAGCGTCTATGCGCTTGCGGAAAGAAGATTCAGCAGGGATACTTCCAGAGCAAGTGCAATGAGTGCCAGGGTAAGGAGTGGCGCGAAAAAGAAGCGGTGAAGGAGGCCGAACGCTTCGAGAAAGCAACTAAGATCAAGGCTTCCGATTACGCCGGTGAGCATGTCTTCTGCGGCGATCGGTATTACGATTCCGTCGAGGATGCTGTCGACCAGTTTCTTGAAGGCCAGGAACCGGAGTATGTGTGGGCGTGTCAGGATTCGCATCTACCAAAAGTTGACCTTGAGGATGTAACATGCAACCTTTTGGACAACATGTGGGACGATGCCGACACTTCGGATCTAAACGGCATCGAAGAACTCGAAGCGGCGCTGAAATCCTTCAATGAGGCCAACGAATCAGTCCAGATGTGGGAAGTGGACTACTCAAGGGCGATCTTGGTTCAGGACTAAAAAGAATCAAGACAGTCACCTTGACAGACTCTCAACTGATTTTTCTTGACTCCCGAACTGGCGCGAATTACCTTTAATAAGTCCCGCGCGCCAGCAACGGACCTCACCCAGAGGGTTGCTCCTCTGGTCAGGGGGCGGTAGTCCTTCACTGCCGCTCCCGACCCCTTGAAGGAGGGATAGGATGCCATTTCCTCAAGATTTTGACTCCCTACAGGCAGCAGGATACCGATTCGACAACCATGCGCGATGCCGTGGATGCAATGCTGAGGTCGAATGGTGGATCACGCCAAAGGGAAAGAAGATGCCCTTCAATCTCATGGAAAAAGGTTCGAGTCCTGCCGTTGCTCACTTCGTTACATGCCCTGACCGCGACGAATTCAGGAGGGGATAGTGACCGACTCCGAGCAAGAGAGAGCCATCTACCTCGCCTATCCACGTCATGTGGCCCCGCGTGCAGCCCTGAAGGCTATTCAGAAGGCCACTGAACGACTGGTGAAGGATGGAGTCCTGCCAAGCCAGGAGACGGCGCGCCGGTTCCTCTGGAAGAAGGCCAGGGAGTACGCGCTGAGCCCGGCAGGCCAAAAGCCATCAGGACACGAAGACTTCCGCCCTCACCCTTCCACATTCTTCAATCAAGACCGCTTTATGGATGATCCTGCCGAGTGGCAGAAACCGAACGGAGCAAGCAATGGAAAGCAGACTGGTACGAAAGCAGACAGGACAGTTGATGCAGTCAGAGCCGCTGTCTCCCAAGCAGCAGATCATAGTCGCCCTCGGGACACTGGCATTGATGAGGGGCGGAGAGTACAGCCAAGCGACACTGACGGCCTTTTCGGAAGGACTATCGAAGGAACCGTTTGAGGATGTGATTGCAACCATCCAGCGGATCTCGGAGAGCCCCCGTCGTGACCGGGAAACCGCGTGTCCTGACTTCGGTACGCTTTTGGTGGCCATCCGGTCCATCCGGCACCCGCAAAGGCACCTGAGAGGCATTGTGGCGAAACTGGCGCGCATCTTTGGCGTGACGGCCGATGAGGAACTGCTCTCGCTGTACGAGGAGCGCGCCGGACACAGGACAGATCAGGACATGGATACGGCTTATCGAGTTCTGAGCCAGGATGAAACGCTGAAGAGGATGCCCACGCCAGCGCAGTTCTTGGCCGCTTGCGGGGTTCCGAAGATCTACCGGGGCGGGACGAGGCCGGAATGAGGTATCTCTCCCTGTTCAGCGGCCTTGAGGGTGCAACCCTTGCTTGGCATCATCTCGGAGAGTGCGCCGCAGTCTCTGAGATTGAACCGGCGGCGTGCGCGGTACTTGCTGCTCACTATCCCGATGTTCCGAACCTCGGCGACATATCCAAGGTCACAGAACAGCAGATTCAGGACCTCGGACACATCGACATAGTGGTGTTCGGAAGCCCATGCCAGGACGTATCAATCGCCGGCAAACGCGAAGGAATGGAAGGATCACGCAGTGGACTTTTCTTTACAGCAATGCGAGTTGTTCGGTGGTCAGGAGCAAGATTCGCTCTCTGGGAAAACGTCCCTGGAGTCTTCAGTGACCACAAAGGACGAGGCTTTGCTTCTGTGGTTGGAGAGATGGCAGGGGTACACGTTGACGTACCGAAAAGTGGATGGAGAAACTCCGGTTTTCTCCTCGGGACAGACGCCCTTGTCGAGTGGGCAGTTTTGGATGCGCAATTCTTCGGAGTTCCGCAGCGGCGCCGTCGCGTCTTCGCTCTCAGAGATTCTGGAGACTGGGCCAGTAGACCGCCGATACTTCTTGAGCCCGAAAGCCTGCAAGGGCATCCTGCGCCGCGCCGCGAATCGGGGCAAGTCGCTCCCACCATCCCTGCGCGAAGCCTTGGAGGCGGTGGCCTTGGATCAGACTTCGACTGCGACGGGGGGGCAATTAGCGTTGGATGGGGGGGCAATAACACATCAGGACCCATCGAAGTAGCAACTGCGTGCAATGCTCACGGCGGATCGGGACGCATGGATTTTGAGAGCGAAACACTGGTGACCGCGCCGATTACTGGACGCCCTTATGCGGATCGTGGCGCGGAAGAATACGGCCTCATTGTTGGTGCATTGACTCAAGGTGCGCACCCCGGCGGTTATAACGGACAGGACGCATACTCTGGGCACCTTGTCACGCATTCTCTTTCCGCCGATGGCTTCGACGCCAGCGAGGATGGAACGGGGAGGGGAACGCCGCTTGTGCCTTGCTGCATAACCGGAGACAAGACGCACACTTTGGATTCGTTTAGCTCAGGAAGGGCGACAGAGGACTCAACAGGAAGAGGATGCCCTATTGTTGCTTTTGACTGCAAAGCATCAGGCCGCAATGGATTCGGAATTGGCGAACAGTCTCCCACTTTGCGCAGTATGGGCCACAAGGACACGCACCAGAACGCCGGCGGGCAGGTTGCCGTTCTTTCACGCATGGCTGTGCGCCGACTTACTCCGCGAGAGTGCGAAAGATTGCAGGGAGTCCCAGATGGATTTACTTTGGTATCGCGCAATGGTAAGCCGATGGCAGACGGGCCGCGCTACAAGATGCTCGGGAACGGCTTCGCTGTGCCGGTTGTGCGGTGGATAGGCGAGAGACTCGCAAAGGCGGTCAAGTGAAATCGGACCTCCAGATAGGCGGGCTACCGGCCAACATCGACGCAGAGACGACCATCCTCGGGGCGATCCTGCTTGACAATGCTGCCCACGCCGAATGCGCAGAGAAGCTGACGGCAGACGATTTCTCGCTCGACTCGCACCGGCGCATCTTCCTGCGCATGATTGAGTTGATAAACGAGCAGCGCGCCGTGGACATCGTTACGCTGGCCAACGAACTGAACCGCTACAAGGAAGTGGAAGCCGTGGGCGGCGTGTCCTACCTCGCATCGCTCACGGAGGGTTTGCCGCGCCGACCGGTGATCGAAGAATACATCCGCATCGTCAAAGACAAGAGCCTGTTGCGGAGACTGATGGCCTTTTCCTCTCAGGCAATAGCGCGGGCCGTAGATGGGGAGATGCCGGCGCTTGAACTTGCTGGCAGGATGATCAAGCAGATCGAGAAGATTGCCGAGCCTTCGATGCAGTCAGGTAGCGCACTGGCAAGCACGTTCATCGTCGAAACGTTGGCGGACATTGACCGCGAGTATCAGACGAAGACGAGCCCATGCATCCCGTCTGGCAATGCGTGGTTCGATGCGAAGACAGGAGGCGGCTACCGGCAAGCAAACATCACGCTCATATGCGCTAGGCCGAACGTTGGGAAAACGCCCTGGGCTGTCATGAGCATTGCTCACAATCTCAAGTTGGGTCGCAAGTGTGTCCTGTTCTCGCTCGAAAAGAAGAAAGAGTCAATCCTCCGTGACCTGGTTCCGTACTTCGTCAACGTCCCGAATCGCGTCGTCAGCAACGCATGGATGCAGACGCCGGAACAGAACATGCTTATCCACGAGGGCATGGAGAGGCTTGCGGAGTGCAGTCACCTGCTCAGCATTTACGACCAGAAGATGGACCGGGAGCAGATTTGCTGGGCGATCAAGCGCGAATCGAAGGACGGCCAGGAAGTTCTCTTTGAACTGGACCACTTTGGGATGGTCAAAGGATCAGGACACGGAGAAGATCCGATCGAGCGCGACAACCTCACATCGGCGTCTATCCGCGACACGATCAAAGAAACGAATAGCGCAGTCGTCGTCCTGCGCCAGCTTCGGAAGGTCGCTCGCGAGTTTGCAGACAAGGCTCCCGCTCCTGATGACGTGAAGGGCTCAAGCAACGCGTGGGAAGACGCTTTTGCGGCGCTCATTATCCATCGGGCAATCGACGGGGAAACAAAGCGTATGTCGCGCACATCGGAACTCAACCTTGCGAAGCTCCGTACTGGCGGATCAACAGGATCAACGAAAGGAAACTTCAACGTGCAGAACCTTTGCTTTGAGGCCGAAGCGGAAATTGACTACGAAGGGCAGGACTACTATGCATGAAAATTCCGAGCGTCCTGATGTTGATTTGAACCTCATCCAGCGGCAACTTGCTGGCATAACCGAATTCCTCAAGAAGAACGTATGGAAAGGGAAAGATGCCGATCAAAAGAAAACCGAAGACTCCGGGGAGCGGAAGGCCATCTGATGCGGTAATGGACGCCTACGCTCAGCGTTACGAACTATCCGTGAAGCAAAAGACGCTTCTCAACCGCTACATAGTTCAAGTGTCACTCTGCCAGAGCGAGGAAGCGCGCCGATTGCTGTTAGGTGTAAGCCAGAAAGAAGTGGCGGCATGATTCATCGCAGGACTCCACTGAAACGCTACACGCCAGTACGCAAAAAACGGCCAGGGATGCGCAAGGGGCAGCCGACTAGCGCAGAGAAGCAAGCGGCCAGGGTAATCTGCTACTCACGCGCCAATGGCATGTGTGAACTTCACAACGGGACTCACTGCCTTGGCTATGCCCCGCTCAACGCGCTGGACGACGAGGAACACCAAGGGCAACTGAGCCATCTCAAGCCAAAGCAACGGTTCGGATGGTTCGAGTCAGAAGAGACGGGCCAGAAGCATCGCTGGAGTTGTTGGAGATGCCACCAGTTTGAACATCAGCACGGAAGTAAACCACACATCGAAAGGAAAGATCATGAACTATGAAGAGTTTCTGGAGGCAAAGGCACAATACGGTGGAGATGCTGGATTCAAGGCTATCTCTATTCCCGATATGCTGTTCGACTTCCAAGGCGATACGGTTGAGAGGTCCCTGCGGAGAGGGCGCTCGTCTATCTTCTTCGATTGCGGACTTGGCAAGACTCCGATGGAATTGGCCTGGGCCGACAACGTGGTCCGCCACACAAATAAGAAAGTTCTGTACATCACTCCGCTAGGCGTGGCCAAGCAAACCATTCGAGAGTCTGAGAAGTTCGGCATCGAAGCGCACCGTTCAAATGATGGGCAGCTTGTCTCTGGAATCAACGTCACCAACTACGAGAAACTCCACCGCTTCAATCCGAACGACTTCGCCGGCGCGGTGTGCGATGAGTCATCATTCATCAAGGCCATGAACGGCAAGCGGCGCGCACAGGTTACGGAGTTTCTGCGCACGCTACCTTTCCGCCTGCTGGCCACGGCAACAGCCGCCCCCAACGACTACGTCGAACTTGGAACATCCTCCGAAGCCTTGGGCGTGATGGGTCAGATTGACATGCTCAATCGCTTCTTCAAGAACGACCAAAACACCAGCGACACACGCATGATGATTCGACGCGCGCCAAACCAAGGCGGTCCAGTTAGCGCAGGATGGCGATTCAAGGGACACGCCGAGGAACCGTTCTGGCGTTGGGTTTGCTCATGGGCACGAGCAGCACGCCGCCCTTCTGATGTTGGTCCATACTCCGATGCTCGCTTTGTATTGCCGCGACTCATTGAGCGCGAGCATATTATAGAAACGCGCACGCTCCCCGATGGTATGCTCTTTCCGCTGGCAGCAACCAACATGCAAGAGGAGCGCGAAGAACGGCGCCGAACCGTGCAGGAACGTTGCGAGATGGCTGCCTCTTTGGTGTCTGGGACCGGAAAGCCTTTCGTGATTTGGTGCCAGTTGAATCCTGAAGGCGACCTTCTTGAGCATCTTGTTCCCGATGCCGTTCAGGTTTCAGGGTCAGACAGCGACGAAGAGAAGGAAGAGAAATACGAAGCCTTCGCAAGCGGTCAGGCCCGCGGTATCGTCACAAAGCAGGTCATCGGTGGGTGGGGATTGAACTGGCAGCATTGCGCTCACGTGGTAGAGTTTGCGACGCATAGCTTTGAGCAGCACTATCAGGGTGTTCGCCGCTGCTGGCGTTTTGGACAAACGCATGATGTAATCAACGACCTAATTGCGACTGAAGGCCAACGCGGCATCAAAGAGAACTTGCGGCGCAAGCAGGTTGCCGCAGACAAGATGTTTGACGAACTGGTACGCCACATGAACGAGTCAGTCCGCATCGAAGGCGGATACAAATTCGAGAAAGAGGTAACAACGCCATGCTGGTAATCGATCAGAAAATCACAGACAAGTACGCCATCTACAACGGCGATTCAGTAGACATGCTCACCGCCTTGAAGGATGAGTCGATCCATTTTTCCGTCTACTCTCCGCCTTTTGCAACAGAGAATGGAGGAGCACTTTACCACTACAGTTCCTCTGATCGCGACCTTTCCAACTCTCGTACCTATGAGGAGTTTTTCTCTCACTACGAGTTCATCGTGCGAGAGATTCACCGGGCCACATTGCCAGGACGCATGACCGCTGTGCATTGCATGGATGTACCAAACAGCAACAGCGGAAACGGAGACTCCTACACCGACTTCCCCGGCGACATTATCCGGTTGCATGAGCGGTGCGGATGGAGAATGGCCTCTCCTCGCATCTCGATTTGGAAGGAGCCGCTTGCTGTACGCAACAGGACTATGACGAAAGCTTTGGCCCATAAGTCGATTGTGGAAGACTCTTGCAACTGCGCAGTCGCCGGGGCCGACTATCTCCTGATCTTTCGGCGCTCAGGGAAGAACGAAATTCCCGTCACTCACCGTCATGGGCTTATCAACTATGCCGGGACACGCAAGGTTCCAAAAGAGTTGCTCAAGTACAAGGGGTGGACTGGAAACCAGATTGAGAATCGGTATTCGCAATGGATTTGGAGACAGTACGCTTCGAGTATGTGGGACGACATTCGCGGCAACATGGGCGACCGCAAAGAGAAAGGCGTCTTGCCCTACCGTGAGGCCCGCGAAGAGGAAGACGAGAAACATTTGCATCCCCTTCAGTTGGATGTCATCACGCGCTCCGTGGAGCTATGGTCGAACCCAAGCGAAACGGTTCTCACTCCATTCATGGGCGTTGGTAGCGAAGTTTGCGCCTCACTAATGAGCGGTCGCCGGGCGATTGGATGCGAACTCAAGCCGAGCTACTACCGACAAGCCGTGCGCAATGTAGAGGAGGTAGAAAAGAACGGTTGGCACGACGACAGCGGCCAAGAGATGCTTTCATTCCGTGAAGAGTTTGACGCGGTTGATCCTGAAGTCCAAGACGGGCCGATGGAAGATCCAAAAGAAATGGACTTCTAACCCAACACCCCGCAGGACTCAATCGAGCTTCTGCGGGGTTACGTCCTTCTCCCAATCGAACTTCGCTGGCATTAGAATTCCCTGCTCCGTCCCACCCTCATGCTTTGTGAACGTTATGATTCGTCCTTTGCTTCCCGGCTTCAACTGTCCATAGGCCCCCAGCAGATTCCCGGTAATGATCTTCGCGCGCTGCCGAGTGTCGCTGAGATAGTCCTGAAACAACTCGGCAATATCAGCATTGCGGCCAAGATTCGCCAGCGTGATCTTCTTGATTTGCGAACCTGGTACGCGCACCTCGCGCAAAGGTCCGTTGACGGCAATGTAGAACTTCAGAGAGCTGGGAGCGTATGGATTGCCGCTTACCTTCTTGCGACCGCGAATATCGTAGATAACGCCGTTGTAAGTGTCGCCGTTGATTTCGATTCTGAGTCCTGATCCCACTCGAAAGTCGTTTAGAATCGTCCGCGACCATTCCCTAATGCGCTCGGCCCGTTCGATGATGTGTGGCGCTTCAACGGATGCGATGTATGGCTTGAACAAGCCCTCAAGGTGTGCGCTCAAGGCCCGCGCGTGGTACGTGTCCCGCTGCCATGGCTCGTACTTCATGAGGTCAGGACCATAAGTCTGTGCGATCAGTTCGGATACCTCCTCCGGTGTATAAGACTTTCCTTGCCGCTTGATTGAGTATGTCCCGAAGGTGGCGTCTTCCCCGAACGGCGATGAAGGATCAGACCCAACGTAGATGACGTGCGAGGTCTTCTGCTCTGCGTCGAAGTCGTAGGTCTTGGGCTCAAGGTCATTCTGCCCTGTCTCATCAAGATACGCGATGTAGTCCGTGTAGCTCTCGGTGATCGTCTCCATAAACTCTCGCTGCTCTTTGACGGGCAAGAGTGCTGAGCGTCCTGTTGCCGTGCGTGCCAGGTCTTCCTCTGGAGTTCCGCCTTCCTCCTCCGACTTGTCCATCGTCAGGCCCATGAGACGGGCAATCTGCTCATTCTCGTGCAGCCACTCCGCGACGATCTTGTCGCCGTACTTGTTCATCATGTCTGGCGCCTCAATCGACATTGCCGACCGCGTGTTGCTCGACGTGTTGGCGTTCAGGCTCTTCAGTTTCTTGGCGAGGCTGATGGCCGGGCGAATCTCTGCGGGGATGGCCAGGGAGAGCATCGTGTACCTTGGCAGGACCATCTGGCCGGTCCTGTTCGAACGTCCGAGGATCTGCATGAACACGTTCACGTCGCCGGCCGGTTGAGCAACGATCATGTGCCGCTGATGTTGGTCTTTGAACTTCTCGGAAGCGTGGAGACTGATTCCTGTCGAGCCCGCCTGGTTCAGAACCAAACAATCGACGCCGCCATTATTGAACAGGCTGCCGGTCTGCACGCGGTCCTTCCGCTCGCTGGCCGGGACTGAAGACAGGACAGGGACGGGACCCGCATAGTTGATTCGATACGAGCGTCCGGTAATCTCTGCCACGGTAAAGCCGGCTTGCGTGATTCGAGTCCTGATCCAATCGATAGGCGACACCGGCAGCGTTACCGCAAGAGCGTCCAGAAGCCTCTCAGCTTCCCGGTACTTTGCTTCCGTCTCGACGTAGAGCAGATGGCGCGGGAACTCTTGGCGGTCATTGCCCATTGAGGTCTTGATGGTGTAGTGAAGGGTCCTGTCGAGGGCACGCCTGAGTATGGTGGACCATGAGAGCTTATCAAGCACTTCGCCCTCGCTCAAGTTCGCCGCACTCACATAGCTGTCGAGGAACGCGCCCATAGTGCTCTCAAGGGCGACAATTGGCTTTTCCCCGCGTCCGAGCGCTTCGATGGCGCAATCTGCTGCGGCATCCGACTTCAAGGCCAGGAGAAACTGCTTCACGATGTTGTGGACGATGGCGCTGAACTTGTGATGGTAGATCTTGATGTGCCGCTTCTTGTACTGGAGGCGCAGAGTCTCGAAATCGTTCTGATGATAGTCCTGATCTGCTTTGAAGATGGCCCGCAAGACTTCCGTCACCTGATCACATATATCCTCTTGTGTGTCCTGATTTCTGTCGTCAATGAAGTTCAGGATGCTGATGCCCTCAAAGGACCGCTCACGGCGCACGAGTTGGCCGGTCTGGGCGAGTTGGTGGCTCACGACGGTCTGTAGTGGTGGACCACCGGCGCGGATGGCGTCAGAGACACGCTGGTTGTCGGGAATGGCAATCGAGATGTCCGTCTTGGTGGCGTAGAGCGTCATGTTGTCCGGCCGCTTCGCCCACGTTGCCGACAGGAACATCACGCCGTGCGCCGCTGGAAGAACCTCTTGGAAGAACGCTCCTGTGTTCGACTCATCGCCGCCGGCGTTGTGGGACTCGTCAAGGATGAAGACGGCTTTCGGCGCCAACCGTCTCAGTGCCTCCTGCTGGATGTTGATCGTATTGATCTGCGAATAGGTCAAGTACACGGCATTCCGCGCGCGCGGCAGTTCGCCAGTCTCGGCAATCCTTGTCAGGACCCCCTTCATGCTGCTCTTGTTGGCGAAGATTTTGCGTCCTGTTGCCTGCTCAGTTATCGACGCCCCGGCATTGAAGAGCAGAGGCCAGACGCTTGGACCGAAGCCGATGTCGTCAAGATCGCGTTGGAAGTCGGTGAAGAGGGTATCCGAGTAGGTGACGAAGATCGGCAACAGACCGTGAAGAATGGTCCACCGGCAGACAGCCGCCGCTACCCTACCCTTTCCAACTCCGGTCTGATCCGCGCACACCAGCGCCCTTTGCTTCCTGATCTGCCAGATGGCCAGGGCAATCGAATCAACCTGGAGGCCCATGAAGTAGCTCTGCATCTCCTTGACGGAGGGGTACTCCAGTTCGCGGGCCACGAACTCGTCCAAGTCGCCACCCTCAGCCCGGACGCGCTCCATAGCCACCCGCATCGGCTCTTTCATTGATCGCGGGCACATCACTGCTTCATCTTGGAGGCTGGAAAGTGAGGCGTAGACCTCTTGATAAGCGTTCATATTCTCGACAGGACGCTGAATCCGAGTCCTGCGGTTGAGTAGCAATAGTCTGGTTGATAAGTCCATATCAGTGCATTGTAAATCATAATTTGCTCCACTTTAGGATATTTATCAAAAAGAAAAGCGCCCTCGAAAGGACGCCTCTCTCTGCTCTGGCTACTACCGCAATCCTCCTACATGTTGAATTTGACTCCTAAGCTCATCTCAAAAGGTAACCGCCCACCTGTGCTCCGAAGAGAATGTCGCTCTTTAGCACGCAAGGAAGCGTTGGGTGTAGCGTGCATTGAGCCAACTTTTGCTCAAGCTGAACCGCCGTGGTAGTGAACTGCGCTCCGTTCGCCAGCATGATCGTGACGTTTGGACTTGCCATGATGTCGTTGGCGGTTTTGATAGTGGTATCCAGGTCATTTCCGGTGGCTGTGTAGCTGGCTATGAGGGGCCTCAACTGCATCAGCAAGTCGTTGGCCGTCTTGGCATCTATCGTGACTGTCTGAATGGCTACAGTGGCCGCGTCAGCCGTCTTAGACAGGTGTCCCGCTGTATCCTTTACCGCATCGCCAGCCAGATTGAGGTTCTGCGCCGCCGCCGTGATGAGCGGTTGCGTCTGTGCCACCTGCTGTTGCATTGTCTGGACAGCTGCGCCGGTGTCTTGCACCGTCATCCGAACCGCCGGAATCAGTCCACAAGTTTCAGGGCGCCCCAACTTGCACGGCTTGAGCACGGCAATGGTAACGTCGCGACTCTCGGCTGTAACGTCTAAAATGCCCTGGTGCGCGTCCTTGATTGTTTGTGAAAATTCTGGCCCCGGCGCGGAGTTTCCCCACTTGTCTACGGCCACGATCAAATGGTGCGATATCCCGAAGCATCCCCACACGGTCAGCCCGAGTAGGGATGCTGAAACTACGCCGACGGCGATGGGTAGGAGGCGCATGGTCAACCCTTCTTCTTGGCGAAGATGAATTTCAGCGCGGCCACAAGTTGCGACCAGGCGCTTGGCGCGGGGATTACTAACGGGTCTTTGCTCATGGGAACCTCAAAAATCGGGCGGTCCAAGCCTCTCGACAAAAACCGCCCATGGCCACAATTGCGCTGCTCGTTTGACGTTTCCCCGCAGCGCAATATCGTTAGAGTTTGATGTTGAGCGCTTCGAAGTCAGCCACAACGGTTTTTTCGCCTGCGATGAAGTCCTTGACGACAGTCTGCACGAGGCTTACGGTTGTTTCGCTCAGCGTGATAGCGCTTGTCACGTTACCTGTGCTGGCGGCGGCAGCGGCCTTCTCGGCGGCGGCGACGGTTTTCACCACATCGTAGAAAACTGCCATCGAAGCGGCAATAACTGGGCCGGAAAGGGCACCGTAGATCTTCTGGATGGTTTTGGCGCCGTTCACAATGTCATTGAGAAACGTGCCGATTTTGGTTCCTGCGGATTCAAGTGTGCTGAGAAAAGACATGTCTTGCGCCTCCTTGGCGCTACTTGTTTGCGTCACCGGGAAAGGTGGCGCCAGGGTTGTTGATTGTGGCGTTGGGTCCTGTGGAGTTGCTGGTTGCACTTGCGTGGCCGGCAAAGGCCCCGAGGGCTCCGCTGACCAGGTTGCTTGCGATTGCGAGGACTGCGGTTCCGACTGCGACCGGGTCCGGGTGAAAAAGAACGGCCAATGCAACGATCACCCCCAGAACTGCGAGTAGAACTGCCCAGAAGGGCTCGGGAATCTTCATAGCGTTCCCTTCCCGCTGCAAACGCAGCATTTTAGATGCTCCTGAGTTCCTTCACGATGGCCAACCTGAATCCAACCTTTGCCGTCGCAAAGAGAGCAGATACGCTTCCACAATAGATTTTTGATAAACCAAATCATATTGGAATCAGGATACACCAGACATGGATTGTTTTACGGCAGAATCGTATGCTTTCTGCAAATCCGCGCAGTAGCCGACGACTCCTGCCGGCGGGTTGACTGTCTTGTGGCCGAGGTTCCAGATTTGGCCGATCTCAACCAAGTTCTTGGGTTCGAAGTGCGCCACATAGGAGTTGAAGTGGCTGACGAATGACCGTGCGCAATCATCAAGGCTGGTTTCGAGCTCGGCAGGAGTAAGCCCTGGGCAGTTGATCAGCATGGTCTGCCACGGGCCAAAGCTGGAAGCGCCATTGCGGCTGTATTGCGCCACCAAAGAACGCTGCGCAGGGCTCGAAGCCCATACTGAACCACCTACGTCATATGCGGGTTCATGCCGCGGTCCGCAGTTGGCTCCTGTGCTGCTTTCGTTAGATGCCAGAGCTGCCATGACGCGCTCGCCGTCGAGTCCTGCCGGGACTTTTAGAACCGGACCATACTTTGCGCAGGACGCCAAGACTTCACTTTTTGGAAAACTGTTCATTTCGCCCTCAAAGATCATCTGGTTGCGGTAAGTCTTTCGGAGTTTGTGGCGGGATAGGAAAATAATGCTCCACTACGCCCTCATCGACGAAACATCAATGTCAAGGCACCGCCTATCAGTGTTCCGATGAACGTAAAGGCGGAAGCGATGCCCGCGAGATAGACTTTCCATGATTCCAGACGCAATACTCGCTTAGAAAGATCAGGGAGATCTTTGGTCCTCTCAATCAAGAGCCCAAGTTGAGACTTCAGGGCCTCAAGAGCTACACCATGTTCTTCGAGCAGTTTAGTCTGCGAGTTCTCTCGCTCTTTGGCGAGCGCATCACGCTCTTTGGTAAGCCGCTCAATGTCTTTTTGGAGAGCGTTCACACCCTCGAATTGACTTACATTTGTCCTGCGCTCAAGCATCTTTTCCCCTGTCATAAATTCAAATTCTTTACCAGCCTATTGCATACCAGTCCCAAGTCTCGCCGCTTGGCTCTGGGTTGACGGTGAACGTGCTGAGTGCCGTACAAGTGGCGGCGGCCGAAGCCGCAGACTGACCGCTCGATATTCTTGGGCCGCTATCGTTGGCGACAATCTTGCACTGCGAGGTCATGGCGATGGGAAGGTTCTGAGTGCATGGGGTGGTAGAGGTTGTGCAACTGATGGTTCCCCATTCTTCTATCGTCCCATCTCCGAATTTTATGTAGCACCCATTGGCATTGCATGTGCGCGTCGTTCCGTTTCCAGACACAGCAGAGACTCTACCTTGGGCGTCTGTGGTGATCGATGAGGGGTTGGTCACCGTGCCGGCCGTGCCAGTGTTCGGAAGTCCAACGTTAGTCTTTCCAGTCCCGTTGCTGCCTACCACCGTTCCGTCGAAGTTTAAGATTGGCTGCTGGGCGAGCGCCGATCCGTTCTCCTGCACTGTTTGATAGTAGATGGTTGCGGGCGTGGGAAGCGCATTGCATAGAGCGTTTCCGTTGGATGCGATACCGTAGGCGAAGTATGATGCTGGGTTGCATGCTGTCGGAGTGGATGCAAGGGCATTCGCCGTACTTGAGTTGCCGGTCAGTGGGCCGATGAAGCCGGATGTGTCAGTGAGCGCGCCGGACATTATTCCACCTTTGGACCAGTCGTCTACCAGCGCAAGGTCATTGACGAAATATGTCCCATAGGACGATGAAATCAGGACCCCATAATGCCCCACGTGAGCGCAGAAGTAGTAGTTTCCGCCGGCATCGGCCGTGAATGGGTTTGTAGGGGTTGCCGTGCTGAGGGCTGTTGTGGTGTAGATGTTAACTTTGTTCGCCACGCAATTGGCCGCTGTCGATCCCGACGAGCAGAGCGCCACGGTCGCGTAGGGAATCGGAGCAATGACGCCGTTTGAGATGGTCTGTGCGACATTGTTCAGGCAAACTCCGATGGGAGCCTGGGCAATGGCAAAGGCCGCGCACAGCCAGAGAGCAGTGAGGGCGATGATGCGCTTTACTGTTCGATTCACAGGGCCTCCGGAGACTTCACCAACTGTGGGCCAGCAACTGCGGCCTCTTGCTGTTTCGAGTCCTGATTCGGTGCCTGCTGTTCAATCCTTCCAACGATCTGCGTCGAGATGATCTTCCGGCACTCTGGGTTACCGCAGAAGATGATGGTGCCAATCATGCCGCCAGGAAAGATCTGGTTCATGATCGAGAGTCGGGCCGGATCGTCTGCACAATACGGGCAGGCTGGCAGCATAACAGGGGTCACAATAGCGGTTTCGTTCGGTTCAATCTTCGTTTCCATCGGTGTTCCCTCCAAAGCGAAAGACTCGCCACTGAGCCTCTTATCAAGGTCCCGTGGCGAGTCAGACTGGTTCTGTACCCGTCAAAGCGATTGTACCGCACCCTAGTAGCGGTAAAAGGCCAGATGCGTGGCCGTGGGCGGCGGGGCGATGGTGTAGGTGATTGTTGCACCGCTCAATGTGAAGTCAACCCCTCCCGGCTTCAGGACTTGCCATCCGCGGTAAAGCCGAAGACTGGCGGCGGGATTCGGGGCTTGCGGCAACGTAAAGACTTTGTTGGTCCCGTTCAGCGTTCCGGTCGGGGTAATCCAATCCGCAAAGTTTGGTTCAGTTCCGCTTCCGGCGTAGGTTCCCCAAGCGAGAAAAGATGCGCTGCCAATCGGCACAGAGGGGATGATCGTGTTTCCATCGAGGATGTAGTAATCTTCTCCCGATTCAGAGAACACCGAATCGAGCAAGCACCGTGCCGGCTTGAAGAAGTTGATGATCGTAGCCATGTAGCTGAGTTGATCTGGAGACGCGCCAAAATTCTGAAACATCCCATTGCGGTAGAGTTCAATGGAAATCGGGGCGTCTGGCAGTACCAGATTCGACCCTGAGATGGTCGGCACTACGGCATCGAAGTAGAGTGGCGTCCCGTCCGTGGCCTTGCGCATCAGGACACACAACGAAGAATTCAACGTGGGGGCAAAGGACATGGCGAGTACCGTCCCGGCCGATGTGTAGTCAACTCCTGGACGCTGCAAGAGTCCGTTGTAGAAGACGCGGAGAGAACCGCCCACCGGAATTGAAGGGAGACTGAATACGCGGTTGCTTCCATCGATTACTCCGATGGGTGATTGCCCTGACCCACTCACTCCGACGCGAAATACAGCCCATCCTTGATTAGCGGGGTAAGCAGACCCTCCCCACGATGCCTGCCCCTCATAGCAGGTTGCAGTGAAGCCACAAAGCCCAAGTGCTTGGACAATAGCTCCCGGTGTGCCCATGATCTTGTGGAGTGGCAGCGCGTTCTGGATGATGGTCTGTGAGGTAACGCCCAACGCCTGCATCGGGACGCTGGGAATCATCATGTCGAGTTCCCATATCAAGTAGGGGAGGATGGACGCGGGGAGATTGCTGCCTAGCGTCCTGATAAGCAAAGGCGTGAGGTCGATGGACTCAAGGCGCGCAGAGAGTTGCATGTGGGCTTGGGTGCGGAGGTCATTGATAGATGATGCGGGCCTGAGATTGTTTGCCATGTTGTTCAGGCCCTCCTGTGGCCCTCCCTCTATCGTAGATGCCGGCCTTGCTCAGGCACCGCACCTCTCGTGCCCGACCTGTAAGTAATCCTGAGCCAATCGCATCAGCTTTAGCGCTTAGTTCATCCGGTATTCTGCCGATATCGACAGGTTTGCCGAGGTACATGTGCCCGATGACACTCCGAAGGTGATGTAGTGCCCCGCCGTGAGCGTTGCACTTGAAACCGACCCATCAAAGTCAGTTGCACTTGTGATGGTGACGGACCCCTTTGTAGTGGGGGAGCTACAAGACCCCGGAGAGGTTCCACAGTCGTACATCGTGATTACCGGGTTTACGGTGCATGTGAAAGTTGCTGCGGCCCCTTCAATATTCTCGACTGTGCCCGGTTTCACCACTTTGAAAACGCCGATGAATGCCCCAACAGGCAGGCTGGAAACTTGCCCGGTCGTTGAATAGTATGACGCACGCGGCCCGGCTGAAATTGATGTGTCACCTCCGAAAGCGAAGTTAATTGCACCTATCCCAGCGGGGAATTGATTGCTTGAATTCACCCCCACATGCTTTGAGCATGTCGCTTGTGTGAGGCTAGAAAATGCCGACGCATGAACGTAAGTGCAAAACAACTCCCCGCCATAGCTGTCGGGGATGACGTGCATAATGTATGGTGTCGATCCCCACGCGGACGGTACGCCGAACATCACGCCCGCAGAATACCCCGCTGTCGGATAAGCGGTGGAGTAGTTGAGTCCCGGATAGACTCCATCGACGGTTACGCTTGGACTCACAACCGATGAAGGGCTGTAGTCCATGTTTGGAACATAGGACGGTTCTGACAGAATCCTATTGATCGACCCTGCCGGCGGGATAGGGAGCATGTGGCATCCGCCGCTTAGGAGTTGCGTGTTCGACGTGAGCATCGTCCCGTAGGCATAGTCACACCATCTCCACCCAGCCCAGCTATTCGGCTGATAGTGCGTATCCCAGGGGGCATTGGACGCGTCAAAAGATAAATTCCATCCCGCAGCAAAACCGGGCAAAGCTTTGACTAGATTGATGCCCTGCGAAAGCTGGTTGGGCACACTTGCTGGAGGGAAAGCTGGAGGGAAATACGATATTGCCGGATTATCTTCCACGCTCGTGATCGATGGGGGGAAGAGTCCCAAAAACTGGTTACTTTTGAATGGAGCGTAGTTGACCGCATTTAGCTTACCCTGGATGAAAGACAAGACGGACTGATAAATGACCTGATGGCCTGGGTTGTTGGGGTGGACGCCATCAGCACCAAGCAGTGCTGCATTATTGAGGGCAGGGACGGCGATTGTGTTCGCGGCTCCGTAGGTGGAGTTAATCCAAGCCGTCAGCGGGACGTAATTCACGCCGCTTGTTTCAAACAAAGGAAGCAGGTGGTAGACCGTAATCCCCGCTGCCTGCAGTTGTGAGACGATAGAAGCATAGTTTGTTTCAATTGTTCCGAGCGCCACGCCAAATGCTACATCATTTCTCCCGATGCACAGGATAATCGTTTTGGGCTTCAAGGCGATCAATTCTGGAATTCGGTTCAGCGTGTCATAGGTTGTTTCCGCGCCGCCGGCATCTACTGTCACGCGATAGTTATCCTGGAGCAGTCCCGACCAACTCAACCAGTATGGCCCGGCAAACTCCCCGAGCGTCTTAGAGTCGCCCACTGCCAAAATATCAACTCCGGTCGGTGTGCCAGAAGAGATGCTCAGGCTAGTAACCGTCTCCGTTCCGCCGAAGTAATAAATGGCGAACTTGCCGCTGTTCCCCGGCACGTATGGGTTTGTGGTGAGATTGGTCCACTGGTAGGAGGTTGAGACGGGGGCGCTTTGCGTCGTCACGTCATAAGCTGAGACGTTGATTATATCGTAGTTCCGGCTCACTGTCAGGCTAATGGTATCTCCTGCGGCGAGTGTAAGAGCCGTCGCGGATGTAGCCACGGGTGCCGTAACATTCGATCCAGCGTCAAGTGCCAACTGTACCTTTCCAGCAAGGGAATCGTTGGACAAATCGATCAGGCCGACAATGTTTTCACGATACGAACTGACCCAGTTGTTGCTACGAGTTCCGATTCCGATTGCCGTGTTTGTGCTGATCGCGCCCGCAATGATCGTCTCCGTCATTGACCAGACAGGAAGATCAGTGGTCCAGTTGTAATCAAGAGTCTGCGAGTAGCTTGGCGTTCCGCCACTGAAAACAAAATTACCACCCGTGATCGTGGGAGTGGCACCATTGGATGTGAATCCATTAAGGTTCGTCCAATTCGAGCCACTATAAATTTGACCGAGTGCTGGAAGGTTATTTGTCACGACAAAGCCATTCGAGCACACGCTTCCTGCGGGCGCTCCAGATGGACATGCAGCGCCAGCTGCGAGGGTGCCTGAGAACGATGCGCTGGTGCCGGTGAGTGCGCCGGTCAGCGTACCGCCAGTTGCGGGTAGATTATTCACCCATCCAGAGGTTGTGCATTTGTACTCGACATTATTCGTCGTGTCCTGATAAGACTGTCCCCACTCTGCTCCATAGGGGTAAACAGTGTAGTTTCCGTTCTGGGTGCACGTGATCGAAGGCGCACCAGAACCGGAAAGCAAATTCCATTTAATCTGATAAGTCGGGTCAATCTGCGTCTGAGCAAAGCAGGTGATAACTGACAAGATCAGGAAAATAAAGAGCGCGATTCGTTTCATGCTGAAGTCTCCTTGTGGATTAGCTAACTGGTTGGTTCTTTGTGCCCATAACGATGGTGAGGTTTACCGCAGTGCAGTTTGCCCATTGTCCTGCTGTGAGCAAGAAACTGCCGTCAGAAGTTGGCGTGAGTGGTGTCCCGCCGATGTTTGCGGTCAGCGTTAGTTGCATGTCGTAGACGCCAGAAACACTGAGCGCCGATTGCCATTGGCTCAGGACTATATCTTGCTCGATGTTTGCGGCGAGCGTCAAGGCGAGATTCTGGGCGGCCGCAGTGATTCCAGCGGCGATGGTCGAGTAACTGGCGTTGGCGTAGAGCGTGATCGCTCCGGTCACGGTGTAATCAACTTCGGTCACAGCCGAAACCAGAACGGTGTCGCAAAGAGGACGCACGGTCTGCGCACTGAGAGCCGATTGAACAGCGGAAAGCAGCGTGCCAGAGGCAATGCCAGAACTGTTTGGGGATGCGGACGGTTGCGTTACGGGTCCTGTCAGGACATAGACCTGCACCGTGCCCGGCGTTGTCGGCGTTGTCGGGACTTGCGCATCAACGATTGTCGAACTCACGTCAAGCGCGAGAGATCGGTACTGCCCTGATGGACCAGCCGTCGTGAGGTTGTTCGGCGCTGCCTGAATGCGCGTGCGGTAGTGGTTGTCTCCCGCAGTCGTTCCGGCCGGCTCTCCGTCAGTTCCATTGGCCGTTGTGGTAGTGTTGGCGACGGCAGAGACGAGCGGAAAAGAACCCATCAGGACACTGACTTGTCCGGCAATATAGCCGTTGCCGCTGAGTCCCGCCGTGGTGCATTGCGCCGCCACAGTGCCGACCGTCTGCCCGGCGACTATCGTGAGCGCCGCAGTCGTGGCGAAGATGTTGAGGCCGTCTTGAGTCCCGACCTGCGTGCCAGAGGCTATCGTGGTGTCGGATGACTGTGATGCAGTGAGCGTGAACTGTAACGTCGTGGTGGCGTACTGCGCGGGTAGCCTGGTGCAATCCAGATACTCGCCGAGGTAGTCCAGCATCGGATAGACGGCGAACGCGAGCAGGTTCTGAAGACCGCAATACTGGATCGCATTTCGGACCAGAATCTCGCGGTAGGCGTAGAGATTGATAAGCAACTGCTCTACCTGGGCCGGGTAGAGGGTCCTGCTGGTGTAACTCTCAAAAAGCGTCACCATGTCGTTCAGGACACTCGTCGGGTCGAGGCCGTCTGAGTCGTTGACGAATGAAGGTGTGGGCAGGTCAACAGGGACTGTCTGAGGAGTGCCGGTGGCCGGCGGGAACGAGTTCGCGGGGATTATGACCGGCATTTAAGAAGCTCCTCCCACAGATATTGTCGTGCTCTCTGTGCCTATCGTAGTCGTGGTAGAACTGCTCGACCCCATATTCGGCTTCCAGTTGATCGTCACGGTCAGAGTCCCGATGTTCGTTGTGCTGGCTACCACATCGACGCTCTCAAGTGTGATGCGCGGTTCCCAGTCGGCAATAGCGGCAGAGATGGCACCGATGATGGCCGGAATCGCAGCGGTGAGCGGCCGGTCAAGGAACTGCGTCAGGTCGCATCCAAACGTGGGGCGGAATGGATCTTCACCGGGGATTGTCGAAAAGATGATCTTGAGGCACTGGTGAACATCCGCATAGGACTGGCAAACTTGTCCGAGTCCTGAACCAGCACCGCCCCCAGCCGTCGAGTCAAGCATCAGCTCCCAGCTCGACGACTGGATGTTGGTGAGGGTCGCATATGGAAAAGTCGTTGCCATCTAGTTCCTCGGAGGCCAGTTCCATTTGCCTTGCTTGGGATCAATGGATTCGCCCGCGCTGGTGATCCAAAGAGAATCGTTGCCGTCAAGGAAAGCCTGCCCGTTGACTCCCGGTTGACCTGGGCCATATTCATCAGGCCAAACTCGCACAATTAGGAGTGGAACAACGTCTCCCGCTGAAGCCGGGTTCCCAATGTGGGCTTGTGCTCCGATAGGCCACTGTTCCCCAATTACCGCTCCATCTGTGGCAATTTGTCCGTTATTTTGAATGCGGGCAGCAATTGCTTTGCCTGTGGTTCTGCGCCGGTTGATCTGTTTCGCATCATCTTCAGTCAGCGTGTACTGCACGATGCGACCGACTGACGGTTTTTGCTCGCTCATAAATCCTCCTAGTTACTGATTTTTGTCAGGACACTCTCAATCGTACTTGCCGTCCATGGCGTTGTCGGCGCGCCGGTCACTCCACCTTGCGGGTCCGAGTGCGTGTGCGCATTGAACGCTGTAACCAGTTTACTCACCAGCGCCAGCGCATCCGCTGCGGTGCCACCGTTGGAAAGAGAAATGCTGCTTGCAGCCTGAATCTCAACATTGCCCGCCGAATCCAGTTCAATGCTGCCTCCCGATGGTTGGCTGAGAACCATCTGGCCGCCGGCTCCGAGTGTCACCTGGAGCTGGTGTGTGCTGGTGTTGTAGTGGATGATCGTTCCATCGGCGAATTGGGTATAGCGATCGGCGGGTGTGAGTCCTGCTGGTGCCGAGTCCACGGTTGACGGGACTCCACCTGTCACGATGCCGTTCTCGTCCCACTCATCCATGACCACCGACACCTGCTCGCCGATGTCCGGTTGCCAGAAGTCTTTGTCGTTCATCGTCTTCATGACTTGGACCGGCAACCAAAAAGAGAGCACGTTCGCCTGGTCGGGGAACTGCACGCGCACCCGATAGGGCGGCACAGACTCGATCTGCGCAACGATGCCCGTCCTGTAAGGCGGGTGGAACTGCTCCGTGTATGGTCCGCGTACTGAGTCTGGCATCTACTCTCCGTAGTCGTCCGAGGCAAACTGTGTGGCCGCGCCGGTTATCGTAGTCCTGAGTTCCAATGAGGTCTTGTACCCGTTCCGGTCCATCCGATGCTTGCCCTCATTGATAATCCATTTTATCGAATCGAGCGCCGTGCCAAATCCCGAAAGCATGACCGGATTTCCGGCCCGGTAGACCATCGACCCTGGGATGATTACCTCGGCCTTCAGGACGTGCATATTGGCGGCGTGGAGGTGGGCTTGTGCGCGTAGAGTGGCCTGCTGTGCGTTCTCTATCCGCTCCCGGACTAGTAGGGTGTCCTGAAGCCCTAAGTCAGCGCCCTGGGTAGCTGTGGCCGCCGCATTGGCTGTCGCCTGAAGAAGTTTCTTTGACAGCGGGTCGAAATACATGACCACGGCTTTCTTATATGTCTTGTCGCCGTGGTGCTGCTGGTGAATCCTGAATCGCGTGGAGTCGGTCTTGTAGATGTACTGCGCACTCTTGTCTGCCAAGCTGGAGATGGTCTTCGCGTCCAGCTTCGGGCGACTGTAGAAGACAAGTTGATTGCCGCGGATAGTGAACTCGTAGTTATGCGCGTTGGCGATGCGGTGCAGGAATCCGAGGTCAGTTTCAAGACGCTGCGTCAGGCGTTGATAAGGAACATCGGGGCTCACCTCTGAAGGGTCCACGCTCATGCCGTACTGGTTGGCGATGGTGTTCGCTATCGAGACAAGAGACTGTCCCTCGTAGGCAACTGATTTTGGAGTCCTGATGGCGTGCGTAACCCCGGCCTGGATGGCGCGAATCAGGAACGTGTCTGGCGGTCCCTCTGCTTCCCACTCGTCCACTTCAAAGTTCCCGCAGGACACGAGAGACTGGCCTTGATAACCAATGGACAGGCTCAGCGCTGTGCCGATCTTCGGCGGATTGTTCGCCCACGCGCGCGCTGAGTCCTCGACCTGAATCTCCAGCACATTGGCTTTGCCGCCAATCGCTTCGTCGTAGTGGATGTGCTGGGAATGGGTCAGCAGGTTTCCGGCGACTTGAGTACCGCCGATCATAATTTGCCACGCCGGGATTTGTACGGATGCGCTCAATCTTCCTGCTCCGGTAATTCAACTGTCTGACCTGCAAGAGCGTGGGTGCAATCGCCAAGAAACTGGATTTTCCCATCAGTCACAAAGGAATGACAAACTCGCTCTGTGCGCCACTCTTTAAACTCCTCAATCGCATCAGGATTGGCAGGATAGGTCACTTTGATTGACGGGGTAAACGTGGGAGAGTTGACGCTCCCGTTCCACCCCCAAGCGTGCGCTCCTGCTATAGGTATGCCGTGGCTTTCTTTGCATCCTGGACATTCAAATATTGCGAAATTGTCGCTAGCTATGCTGACCTTTGCCATTTATCAACCCCACGGCGTGCTGCTGGTTGTGCTGGTCGCTGGTGTGATCAGCGGGACGAAAACCTGAACTCCCTGCGCCACATAGTCGCCAATCGGAATCCCTGGATTATTTTGGATAAGGGACTCCACCTCAAATGGGGTTCCATACATTTTCTGGCTTATCGCGTCCCAGCGTTCCCCTTTGGACACGTAAATAATTCCCGATGACGGTGCGGACGGATTGACGTAGGTGGTAACGAGTGACGCTGTCAGGACCCCGCTTCCACCGTTTGGAATTACAACTGGCATTTATGCAGCCCTCGCAATCGTGCTCAACGGGACATTGGTGTACGGCGTCTGTGCCGGTATTCCCGAGGGGGAAGCCGTCGCGGGACTCACGACAAGCGTTGAGCCGGCCGCCGCGCTCTGTGAAGTAGTGAGCCCTGGGGGGTTGGTGTTGATTGTCGAGTTGCCGATGGTCCCGACCGTCATGGTGTTGCTCTGTAGCGTGGACGGCGCGACATACTCGGTCAGTTCAAGATCCATCTCCGCTGCGATTACAGAGCCGTCGTCTGCCATCCACCGCTGTTTTAGACGGTAGTTCGAGATGACGAATGTCCCGAGGTTGTTCTTGTTCCCGAATACAAACTGCTGTGGAACGTGGAAGTCGGCAAGCTGCGTCAGCGCATTGATGGCCGTCTGCGGCTTGCACCAAAAGTTGTGAAGGTAGATCGACAGTTCAACGTGACGGAGATTGTCGTATATCCATTGCAAGACAGGCGGCGCACCGATCACGTTGATCGCTTCGTAATGGTACTTTTTTTCGATCTCCAGTTTGGTCGGACTCGCAAGAGGCTGGAAACTGACTGGTCCGAAAGATGCAAACATTAGCGTGCCCCCTCAAGTGACGGGTTTCCGAAACTGCGCCGTGCATCGTCGTGCTGGATGTCGTGAAGGAATCGCATCAGGTTATCGCTATGCTGGTCGAGCGCTCCGCGGACAGCACTCCCAACTTGCTGACCGTCAACTCCTGCACCAACTTGCACGGAAACTGTTGCACCCTCCATGTAGTGTAGATGCGTCTCCACTTCCCGTATCTGGTGAGAGATGTCTGAAGGTTCAGCCATGTGCGCGGAAAAAATTTCTGCCGGGGATGCTGCAAACCGAGGGTCGAAGTGCTGTTTATCGAATGGGTGTACGGGCAGGGTGGGGTTCATGTGCGCGCCAGGATGCAAACCCATAGCCTCTTCGATGTCTTTGATGTGGTAGAGAGCCTCCGCGATTGCTACCAGTCCTGCCAAGGCAACGACTACCCATCCCAGCGGGTTCGCAGCGAAGACGAGGGACATTGCCTCTCCCGCTGTTGCCGCCCCACCGATAGCCGCCGTGATGCCAAAGATGGCAGTCTGCATCATCCCAAAGAGTGCCGTAATGCCAGTAATCCTCGACGCGAGCGCGATGAATGGAGCAATCATCTTTCCGGCCCCGACGATGCCTGCCAAAGTCACTAGCCCTGCAGAAGCTAGGGTCAGGTCGCCTATGATGCCAGTAAGCGTCGGGTGTAGCTTTGAGAACTCAGTGATTCCGACTGCTGTTCCTTTGAGTGCGTCAGAAATGCCGTCGATTTGAGGCTTGAGTCCTGCTCCCAGTGCAACCCGAAGGTTAGTTGCCGAGTCCGCCAGTTCCTTCCATCCTGAAGACGTGAGTTCGTTGACCTTCTTTGCGTCCTTGGCTGATTCTCCTGCGTCCGCATTGAACCGGGCAAGTGTCGTGTTCATGTCACCCATGTTCTGCACCAGCAGTCCGAGTGCGTCATTCTGGCCTTTCATTTGGTTCACAAGGGCTGAGCGTTGCGCACTGGGTAAGTTGGCAATCTGCTGCAACGTCGCAATCAGGTCGAGATGCTTCTCTTTCGTTCGCTGGATATGAAGTCCGTACCGGGCGAGTTCGTTGGTCCCGTTCTTGTTCGATTCGGTGAGCTTGTCGATGATTCCCTTGACGACAATCGCAGCACCAGCGCGGCCACCTTGCCCGAGTTTGCTCAACTCAGCCCAAACGGTGAAGAGTTGGTCCACATCCACATGAGTCTTTCCGGCAACCTGCCCCAACTGCCGCAAGTCCCGCTCCATATTTCCAACCGGAGCATCGGACTTCAGGAAGCCGGCGCGCAACAGTGCCAGATTGTCGGACAGTTTCTCAAGAGACTCGTTTGTGTCCTTGCCCTTGATTTTCAGGTTCTCGAAGGCTGAGCCGAGGATGTTTGACCCTGTCGTCGCATCCACCCGCAAGGCCGTTGCGAGTTGCGTGGCGATCTCCGTAGCCTTCAGGGTGGCACCCACATCCCCGAGTTTCTTGTACATGTTCTCCTGGGCTGTGGTGATGTCCTCCGCAGACTTCGGGAACTTGATGGAAAGCTCTTCCGCCTGCTCCTGAAACTGCTTCAATGCCTCCGCGCTGTCGTTCGTGACCATCCGCAGGCCAACCTGGGCATCCTCAAAGGCAGACGCGGGCTCGATAATGCCCTTCAGCATCTCGTAGCCCGCTCCGATCTCTAACGCCGAATACCAGATGCCGTGGAGGCTGTCCGAGAACGCTTCAAAGCTCTCGCTCACCTTCTTCAGCGGCTCTGTTGCCTCGTCGCGGAGTTGGACGAGAACCTTCAGGATGGATGTTTGATCGTCTTCGCTCAAGGTTTCCTCCGCTTCGGAATGCGCTTCTCAACTGCCTTCGAGTAGGAGTGCATAACTAGATACCACCCCACCAAATCGCCTATTGACATGGAATCGATGGATTCAGGACTGACCCCTTCATGTACCATCGCGCCCAGTGCTTCCATGCTTAGGACGATTGGTCTGTTGGCGCGTCCTGAGCGGGTTTCGGCGCGTCCGGCGCTGGAGGTATCGTTGCGATCAGCTGGTCTACCTTCAGGAGTAGACCAATCCTCTGGAGCAAAGGGCGCAATACCTGAGAGACCTCGGCACGAAAAACCATCGCATCATCGAAGTCCATCTCGTCCACGTCTTCCATGCGGATGCGTTTGCCATCCACGAGGGAAAGCCGGGAAGCCAGAGCATCCTGAATCTTGATGCTATCTGCGTTTTCGCCGGCGACCGTAGCGGCCAAGCGCTGGTCACGGCCGGTCCCTTTGAGCAAGATCACATGCTTGCCAGAGGGGAGGTCGAACTCGCGGCGAATCTGTTCGGGGGAGGGGGTTGTATCGGAAGTAAGTACGATGGGTCCTGTTGCCATTTTAATCACCTCACGCCAGTGCTTGGCTATGGTTGTGGTCGGCCTCTACGTCCCTTGCGAGATGTTGAGCCGAACATTGAAAGTGCATCCGTCAGTCACGAAGCCGATGAACCCGCTTGATACTGCCGTCAAAAACTCAGCAGGCGCACCGGGCAAGATTGCGAGTCCCGTCTGGGGAGTGACCACAACAGGACTCGACGCACCCAGTGCTACATACACGGGTTCTGCTCCTACATTGACAAGACGCAGTGTTGCTCCCGTGCCAGGATTGGAGATTGTCTGCGCGATTCCGCTTGCTACGACTTGCTGCGAAGCGGACGGTGCATATCCATTGGCTGCCACTTATCAACCTCCGATGTTCGCTCGGTAACCGGCCAACTGGTCAACGCCATTCACGACGTACTGGTTCGAAAAAGCGTCAAAGAGGTAAATCTGGACGCCTCCGACGCTCAGGTCGACGTGGTAAACGTCGAAGCTGGAAGTGAACTCGACCAACTCCTGAGACTTGAAATCCACGTCGCCCACGTCGAACGGAACGCCGTTGAAGTTGTAGATGACAGGACTCTCGGAAATCTCCCCGTTCGCCGATAGGGTCTGCAAGTCGCCCAGGCAGCTTATGGAGCACGTCTGGCTGGACAAGGCCACTTGGCTGATGGTGTCAGGATCGAACGAAGACCATTTGATGGTGGACTCCATCATGTCCCAGCCGGTCGGGATCTTGATGCGCGCGGCCATGCCGAGGCCCTTGTAGTCTGTCCTGATGCGCTTGGGCTGAGGAATCTTGACTTCGGCGGCGCGCCCGAGGAGTTCGACACCGTTCAAGTACACGTTGCAATTGCTCAGCGAATTGATGACAAGATTTGCCACGGTGCGCTCCTTATGCGGTCACGTTGAAGTTGCTGGTTGTGCTGGTGCTCGTTACGGATGCCCCGAGGTTCGCAAGCAGGCTGGTGTTGATGGAGAAGTTGTAAATGATCTGCTCGGCCGGCGGCGGCGGCATCACGCTTACTTCAAACGTGAGTTGCCCATTCGCCAGACTCGCAGGGGGGTTGTCAACCGGGTTGTAGGTGACCGTGCTTCCAGCAATCAATGCGCCCTGCTGAATCAGCGAGTTGATAAAGGCGTTCACGCTCTGCAAGATCGAATTGATGAGGCCGTTGGTGATGGGCTTGTCGGCAAAGGGGAGCGAACTGTACTGGATGCTCTGCTCCACAACGTCGAGGGTCCTGCGAACGGCGATAAACGTGGTCACTGCGCCGCTCGACGGGAAGCTAGATGCCCGGTTGCCCCAGGTCCTGTATCCAGTCCCGAAGCCGTTGAATACCGTCATGATGCCGGCCGCGTTCAGCGCGTTCGTGTCCGAAGTCGGATCGTAGGCGCTCATGTAGAGACTGACATCAGGACCCAGAATCCCGTTGATGATAGTGTTCGACGGCGAGAACCAGAAGCCATTGGCGATGTCGTTGGCTGCTGTAGCTCCGGCAACCCAAGTGCTGTACGGCGTGTCCACTGTGCCGGTAACGTTCGTGTATCCGATGGTCCCTTGTGCGCTCACCGTGACTCCGGTGGGGCTGATGGTGGTGGGCGTCTTCAACTGCCATGGGAAAGTGAGGGCGAGCCGGTCGCTGGCCTGATTGAAGGCATTTCCGGCGGCGCCACGGTTGGCGATAGCGGTTGCCACGGTCGTGTTCGGCGGCGCGTCGGTGAACGAGATGGCCCGGAGCTTCGTCGCCATGGCCAGCAGATTGGCGCTGGTCGACGCATCGTAGAAGGTTGGGGTGATGAGCAGTTTGGCGAACAGTCCCATCGTCTGGAATGTGGTCTGCAAGGCTTGGATGCCGGTGTAGGTGCTTCCGGTCACGGTCCCGATGATGTCGGTGTAGGCAACCTTGGACGGGTCGCAGTAGGCACCGGAGACCTGCAATGCCTGCGCTGAGGTGATTGCGCCGCCGCTCTTGGTGTAGAGCAGGCCGTTCACGTAGTCGATGGTGTAGTCGGTGTTCTCGACGTAGGTCGTCGATCCGGCCTGGTTCTTTACCACGACGGTGGTAGGCGGTCCAGCGAAGGTCACGTTGAAGGTGGCGCCGGTGCCACTTCCCGAGGTGCTGGCCTGAGATACAGGATTCGACGGCGTGGCCGAGTAGCTGCCGGCCGTCGTGATATTCGCAGTATTCACACCAAAGACGCCAAGGTTGAAGGTTGCCCCGGTTCCGAGTCCTGTTGAGCTTGCCTGTGTCAGTGCCGCGCTGTTCACCGTGAAGACGCCAGCATTGACGATGCTGAAGGTGGCCACGCCCAGGGTAATTGCCAGTTCGGCGCCAACCAGTCCAGCACCCGTTACCGGCTCAAGAGTTGGCGCGGTAGGGTTGACCGTGTAGGAGCCCGCCAAGGTGATGGACAGTACCGCGGTAATCGCGCCGCTGGCCACCGTCACAGATGCCTGGAAGCGTGTCCCGGTTCCAGTCGTACCCGTGACGGTCTGAGTCCCGTTGGTGCCGCCGCTTCCGCCCGCCGCCACAGTGGCCGCTGTGACCTGCGTCGATGTCACTGTGAGTTGCGGCGCAACTGAGGACGTGCCACCAGTGAGCGTAACGCTGTCACCTGCTGCGTAGTTGTGCGATGTAGCGCCGCCGGGGGCATTCACCGCCAGAGACACGAGCTTTGTCGTGGCCACCGTCAGGACAGCAGAGACGGAAGCGGTTCCACCAGCCAAGGTGATCGTGTCGGCTGTTGCATAGCTGTGGCTTGCCGCGCCGCCCGCCTGCGCCACGGTGTCAACCGAAGCGGTAGAAAGGGGAGTGTTGGGCAAGCCTGGACCAATTAGGCCCATGTGACCGAGTGTTACCGGCACACTGTTGGATGCGGGTCCTGTCAAGGGATTGGTCGCAAAGGTGCTTTGATGCAGGAGCGGGTTGAACACGTCGATGACGATGACGGCACCCGCGCCCTGGAGTTGAATGTCCGCAAGAGCTTCAGGAATCGTGTAGCCGGCAATCTGTTTACCGAAGTTCGACCCCTGCGCGGCGGACTGAATGAGCGTCGGGACATTGATTCCGGGTCCTGCTCCAGACGATGCCGACCACTGCGGAGCCGAGCCGATGAGGCCAATAACTGCCGAGTTGACCACCTGAATGGATACGCCGTTAGTGTTGACCTCGGTTACCGTGATGCCATGGAAGAAAGCCATTTTCTCCGCTCCTTTGCCGCCAAACGTGAAAAAGCCGGGACGAATCCGGCTTATCAAGCCTTCTCCATCCCGGCCAGGTTGTTCCTGTACCGTCGATACAAAGTGTATCAGGTTGCTACTCTGATGGGACGATGACCTTATCTCCGCTCGGAGTAACGTTGAAAATCGCTTGCTGCAAGTTCGCCAGCGCGTAAGAGGGCAACAGCCGCGGGCGAATGGTGAGGACGTTGAAAGTCAGATCGTAAAGCCAGACGCGCCCTTGTGGGTCCTGTTCCGAGAATCTTTCCTCAGTGAAGTAGGCGTGACGGCATCCGGTAGGCTGGAATCCACCCAGCGCTGATTCAATCGCATCGATGAGAGCATAGACTGAGCCGGCCCCACTGAGGTTCCACGCCGTCTTGCGCGCCTCGACATGGACCTTGAATTGAAGAGTGCGCTCCTGGACCATGCTCGACGTTGCAAGCGGTTTCGAGAGTCCCGTGTTGCTGTAGGAGATCAGGACAAAAGCTATCGCCGATGATGCCCACCACGTATCAAGGTCAAATGCCGGGTAGATGTAGACCGGGATCGCCAGGGAACCGGAAGCAAAGAACGCCACAAGTTGCGCGGCAATCTGGTTCTGAATTGAGTCCACGGTAAGGGACGCGGGGGGCGTGTTGGTCCTGCCGCCCCATGCCGTCGGGTCGATCTGTACCGGGAGCGCGCCATAGGTGGGGTCGCTCATTTACGTGTTCGCCTTTGCGCTCAGTTTCTCGGCTCGCGCCGCCGCTTCCTCTGCCAACTTCTGATGCTCAGCCGCGCCCTTGGGGAGGTTGTCACGGTAGGAGTTGGCAGCTTGCCGATAATGGTCCTGAGCCTGTCCATGAGCGGCTGCGGCCTCCAGATGTTTGGCCTTCTGCTCGACAGTGAGTTCGGGCGGTGCCTGTATATCCTGAACGCCTCCCCAGCCGTAGGCCTTGCGCTCATGTTCGCCCTTCATCTGCGAGTGGTGCAGACCATGGGCAATGGCCAGGTGCATCTTCTCTTCGCTGGCACCGGCGTCCCGCTTTGCCATTGCCAGTCCGCGCGTCTGGCCGCATAGAACACAAGTGCAGCCCACGCCGTGATTGTTGTATGGGTTAGGAGTTGCCGACTTCGCCATTCCCATTCTGGAGTCTTCGTAGAACATTTGTCACCTCGAATGCGGCAGTACGATTTCTACGCCGAAGTTCTGTTTGCTCTGACGTTGCGACGATGAGCCTGTGATTGTCAAGGTGCGATGCGTGATCCAGCACTCTTGCACCAGACCGCCCAAAGTCAAGTCCGCCGTGGGTCCTACTGAGTCTTGGATGGCGCTCTCAACCGCATCCGCAAGGTTGTTAAGATTTGAGACATTGGTCTCATCTGGAACTTCGCCTTGAAGGGAAACAACTGAAATCGTGCAGAGTAGAGATACCCGCGCAGGCGCAAATAGAACGCTACGGTCATAGATTTCACCGGCCTCCATCATGAAAAATGCGGGGTACTGCTCCTCGGCCAGGTCGGTATCAGGAACCGGACGACGGCCAGCATAGTTGAACGGGCTTGTCGGGGTCACGAGCGCCGCTTTCAACTGCGCGAAGAATGCCGAGTATATGGCCTCGCGGCCTAGTGGGTGTCCCATCAGCAAGCCTCCAAAGAAAAATTAAACCAGATGCTTGACATTCCCGCAGAGTTTGATAAACTCGGTTTGTACCTGAAAAACAGCCTCAACCAGAGGCATTGGAGATAGGAATGAAAAGTTACATCATCGAAGCAATTGCAACTACGAAGAGCGGCTCCTATGAAGGCCCCGGCAAGCAGCAGTGGATTGCCACCCTCACCAGCCTGAAAGCGGCCAAAGCAAAGTACACGGAGATGTGGGCCGATTCGAGCATCCTCGCATTGCTTATGCTTGAGTGGAAACCGGGAACCATCGAACCCTCCAACCGCCCTCTTGAGCATGGAAACCACGGACAACGGCAATGCGATGGTGGATGCCCTACCCTCACCGTTCTTGCCCATGCCGACAAACTCTTTGTGCGCGGCGGAAAGCCATGCGATCCGCAAATATACGCTGATTGCGTGGGCCATGTGCTCAAGATCGGTGGAGGGAACGGGTTCGCGCTGAAAGCGCGCGCCTCTGATAATTGGATCACGAGCTACGGCGATGTGATCTCCCCGGTAGGCGGAAAGCGCGATCTGCGAATTCCTGCGCAGAAGAGCGTGTTCATCTCTTGTGTGCGCTAATCTCCGCCGCGCCCAGTCCAAGGGTAAGCGGTAGCGTCTCGGTTGGTCCCGAGGGCCGGTACGTAACCCGGCGATCATTTTTATAAATTCCACTCTGCCTCCGTAGACATTCGGGGTGCAGGATTAGCACGATTGAAATTTTCTAAGGCTCTCTGTGCGCTGACTAGTGCGGGAGAACTCAATGATGGAATATTGCCAGTGTCGCGTTGGAACGCTCTCTCGCGGGCCTCTAGTATCGAAGATTTCTCGTCCTCAACTGCGTTAGATAGCCTACGGCGCTCATTTTTAGTTTTAGGAGAGAACTTTTCTTGTGTTTTTTGTTCAGATGATGCCGGTTTATCTCCTCCTCTATTGATAAATGCCATCATTGATGCTACATCATGGATGTCGTAAGGCGCTTTCTCCTGATTCTTCCCGGCAACGTGGTCCTTGACGCTTTGCGGTCCTTTGTCCACTTCGCCGTCTTTCATGTGGACGTGAGTTCCGTTCATGGTGATCCACGAGCCGTCTTCATCGTCAGACTTGTGAAGATCGCCCTGCACCATCCCAATTCTCGGATCGTTGTAAAACATGGCTATTCTCCCGACTCCTTGATTCCTTCATCTACCGCCTGTTTCAATCGCGCTTCAATCCATGCCCGGTTAGCGTCAAGAGCAGGACCCGCGAACGGACGCGCCGGGATTGAGACGTGATGCACGAGAACGAAAAGCAAGTGGACGATGCCATCCATGACGCCGAACATGTAGACATTGTTGCCCACGTTTGAAAAGAAGATCCGATCATAACCGGCGTCTGCTGCGTCCCGTGGTGCGAACCTTGCCACGCCTGCTGATGTGAGCGCGTCTTCCATGGGAATGGCCAGCATGTGGCCGTTGGTTGCATCAATCTCCGCGCCGAACTCTTGCGCGGGACCGTACTTCAAGCCCTTTCCGGCCATCATGCCCCCGGTCAGGCCGTGTTCATCTTCCTCAACTGGCATTGCCGCCATAGATGCGGCAAGGTTTCCAGACCGTCTCTTGAGTCCTGATTCCTCGAAGTGCTGCTGCCCGTAGCTAGCCAAGTGTTCGCCGATGTTCGCCAGTTGGCGGCGCGCGGCTGTTCTGATGGCAGGACCCATGTGATCCAACCGTGCAGAGAGCCGCTTGCCGCCTTCTAGGGTGATGTCCATGCTTAGCTGGCGACTGCTGCGTTCACAGCGTTGGCGTAGTACCAGATGCCGCCGTGGGCCTCCAAAGAGAGCTGGCTGTTGGCTGTGGCAGCAAGGGTCAGAATGTGCTTGTTGCCATTGATGACATTGGCCGGGGTTGTCACGGTGTGCTGGTTCGTGGTGGTAGTGATGAAGAGCAATTCGGCTCCATCCTGACCGCCCGCTGAAGCCGGGCCCGCTACCGGGGCTCCGAGGGTCATGGCCGCTACGCCAGCGTAGGTTACGAGCACAGTGCCGGTGATGATGCTGATGACCGCAGTCGCCGAATTCACCACCTGATCGGGCGTCATCGCTCCATGCGCCAGCGTTCCGGTAGTGTTGAACGTCGGAGCCGCTGTTGAATCGCCAGAAAGCCCAGCGTCAACTACGCTCATTGTTGCCAGCGTATTCAGCACACCGCCATAGCCATTCGGCACGTTGGGGGTAAGGTTCGATGCAATCTTGCCCTGGTTTGCGCCGCCCGTCACACGGTACACGTCATAGACGGCACCGGGGATCGTGTTCCACGAGATGGTGTTGGATGCCGTAGCCGAGAGCGTGGCCGCGCCGGTAGTGATCGTGACAGTTGCGGGTACCGTTTGAGTGCCGAGCTTGGCGACCACGGCATACGTGTAGTTGGTCGAAGCGGGGGCCAGTGGTACGGCAATCACCACCGGAGGAGTTACGGGCACAGCCTGGACCGCCGTCACAAGAGCGTTGACGAGGTCTGTCTGCTGGGCTACCGCAGGGTTGGGCGACGTGCTGATGATGTTGAGATTTGACATTGTTTTGTTTCTCCTTTTGGTGGCTAGACGGTTCCCATACCGTCAGTTGGGAAAACTTCGCGGTGCTTATCCAGCATCGAGATGGTGGACGGATGCGCATCCTTCAGGAAGTAGTTGATCCGGTCAGGACCCACACCAGAGCCCGTATCGCCTACTCGGGTCCTGTTCTTGAAGAGCAGCGCCGATTGCTGCATACAAGCCAATTGGAAGTCGTCAGGCACCATGTTCGCGTTGCTTGGCAGGACCGGAATCGCTCCCTCGCACCGCCAGAAGATGCCGTTGTCATTCGTGAGCGAGTTGCGCGTCTGGAGCCATGTTCCCGGCGCCGTTGCGCCCGTCGTGCCGCCGTTGACGGACTCATAGTAGAATCCGCCTATCTGAATCTGCGCGTTGGCCAGGGTGACTGCGGCCGCCGTCCATCCCGGCAAGGTCAGGACCCCAAGCTGCCCCGGCGTCATAAACCCGCCAGAGTAGTTCAAAGTGATGTTCTGACGACCTTCCCAGAAGCACTCATCACGTAGGTTGATAAACCACTTGTCCCACGAAAGATGCGATGCTGAGCCGTTCGCAGATGGGAGGATTACGTGTCCTGTTTCCCCGTAGAATCCTGCCAGTACGACAGACGAGACGTTCAGGACCGGATAGATCAGCGCACGCATTGAGCGCCGGCCATTCCCGTTCCGAACCTCGGCGAAGGTGCCCACGGCCAGGGTGCGCGATACGTAGCGATTGATGCCGTCTGATACCGCAGTGATGATCTTTGACAGTGCGGGATCTGATGCGGTTGTTTGTCCCAAAGCGGGGCTTATGTAGTTCTTCAGGTCCGTCAATGTCGTCAAATCAACCGCATGAGGCATCTGATCTACTCCACCTTGATGCGCGCACTCTGCTTGCCAGCAACCTTGACTTCGCCCGGAACTGGCAAGTTCAAGTCCTTTGCGTTCGCGGCGATGGCGTCAAAGTCCTCTTGGCTCACCGTCATGCTGACCGGCGAAATCGTGAAGCCGATAGCCTGCAACTTTGCGACACTCTCCTCTTGCACGGTCACGAACCCGGTATCGTCTGCTTGGTAGTTCCTGCCATCGACAGAAACCTGCGAATTGCCTTCAGGACACTGCAATCTGACCATTTCATTCCCTCCAAAAAATAAGGCAGGAGGCGTTTGGTTGCCGCCGCCTGCCTCATTGTAAATCCATCCGTAGGTTAGAACGTCTGGGTTCCCGTCGGCTGGTTGATGTTGGTCAGGATGGCGAAGGCTGGGGCGAAGTACAGGGCGAACGTCTCATCGACATACACGCCGTACTCATTGCGCCGGGTGCGCAGCGGCCAGGACACTTGCACATAGTCCTGACGGACACGCGCTTCGAGGATGTTGGCCACGCCGCTCAGGGGGTACGGAGAGCGATCGGACCAGAAGAGAATCGTGCCCGGAGGCAGGTTGGGGTGCGTTTCAATCGGCAGCGTGTTGCCGTAGATCTTGTTCTTGTAGGCGTTGACCGTGCGCCCGGCAACGATCTGAGAACCGCTTCCCGAGTCCGCCTCAAACACCATGCGGAGGCTGTTGTTGGTGCTGGCCGTGTTCAAGAACTGAGAGATGTTCGAGTTCAGGTCGGTCGAGCTAACCAAAATCCGGTCAAAGCCAATCTTGTACTGGTCGTAGGCAGCCTGGAAGACGGCGTCGAACTCGACGATGCTGGTACCGGCAATCGTCAGGCCCGCATTGCCGCTGGCGCCTTGGAAGATCAGCGCGCCGGAGCCCGCATATCCGAGAGTACCGCTGGCCACAACGGGGAGATTCGGGTTGGTTGCCATGGCGGTGCCAGGAGCGGAACCGGATACGGAACCGTTGATCTGGCTGAGGATGCCATCGGGAAGCAGGGTGTTGGTCGAATTGTCCTGATACGCGCCGTTGACCTGAAGAGCGGTGATCAGTTGATTGGTGGTGGACGGGACCGAGCTGAACTTCGCCTGGTTCGTGGTGGTGATGCCCTGGAGCCGGGCCGCGCCGGTCGTGGTCCCGAAGTACCAAGCGTAGGCTACGGCGTTGACCACAGGCGTAACGGTTGCGGTGATGATCTGGCCGGCAGTCGGGGTGATGGTGGCCTGTGCCGAAGGTTGAGCCGATCCGCCGCCCACATTGGTGATGGTTCCCGTGGTGCTGGTCAGTGTGACCTGCCCAGGGATGCCGTTGGCCATGCTGCCGGTGCGCCATCCGGCGTGACTGAGGGCAACGCAAACGAGGTAGTAGGGAACGTTGGAAAGCGCCGAAGTAGTGCCGGCGGCGGTCAAGGTGGGCGTGGGAGTGATGCCCAGCGGGGTGGAGGCATTGCCGCCGATGAGCGTCTGCTCTTCGCCCACCATGACACCTTGCAGCGTGGCCTGAATCGTCACGCCCTGAGCATCGGGCTTGAGGTTGAGAGCGGCCAGCCGCGCTTCCCAAGACACGGAACCTTCGAGGCCCATCGTCTTGTAGCTTGCCAATTGGTCCTGAACCGTGATGGCGGAAGCGGCCGCGCGCTCGCCCTCGGGGACGCCGATGGAAACGTTGTTGACATTGATGCCGGTGACCCTCTTCCAACGGTGCGCCGTGCCGCCATCGGCAGGGACGCGGGGAAGGCTGGAGATCAGCGGAATCAACTGCTTGAACGGGTGCATTTCCTGAACGATGCGGCTCAGGTCGTACCACACCAGCCCTGTGTTCTGGTCAACAGTGTCGGCCTTTGCGAGAGTGCCGACACGCTCGTCAATGGCCTGCTTGAAAGTGTCGCTTTGCAGGAACTTCTCAAAATCATTCATCTCAGATTCTCCTATTGCCGAGTTGCTGACTAAAAGCTGGAACCGCTGTGGACTGCGCTGGCCGGTCTAGTTGCCGCCCAGGTCAATCTTGAAGTTGGGGTCGTTGATCGACTTCGCAAACCCGCTGCCAGGGGTGCACATCAGACCGAAAGCGCGCGCCGTGGCCTGCTCAGAGCTGCGCTGGTCGTTCGGATCAGCTTCGGAGAGCGATTTGTTGATCATCCGGTTGAAGTCAGCCTTGCCGTCGCTGGCCGGGAACACATCCCCGGTAGAGTTGGCAACGAACAGCTTCGGGCGGCGGCCGGCGGAGGGCTGATTCTCGATCACGGACATCTGACCCTTCAGGAAAGCGTTGTCGGCAATCAGCGGGGCGGTAGCTTCGGCCACAGCGGCCTTGACCATCGTCGCAATTGCAGCCGCAGAATAAGGCGAGTCGCCAGCGCCGCGGAAGGTGTTGCCCTCCACTTCGCCTTCAGTCATGCGCCGCGTGGAAAGCTCTTCGACGTTCTCCGAATGAGGCTTCTCGCCCAAGTCGGTTTCCGCCTTCTCGCCATCCCAGCCAGTCATGGCCTTGCCGAGCGCAGCGTGAGCCAGTTCGTGATGGTCGGCAATGTCGTTCATGTGTCCCGAAAGCGCCGTGAGGTGCTTCTTGAACTCATCGCCGCCGTCGGCCGCCTTGCCCATGCACTTGTGAAGAGCCTCAAGTTCATCGACCGCCTTGCCGTGGGAGGCCGAAGCCTTCTTGATGTGGTCATCGGCCTTCTTGATGGCCGCCTTTTTCCCTGCCGTGAACCGCTTCTGGAGGTCAGTATCCATGATGGTGCTCTCCTTTTGCTTTGTGCTGCCCGGCCAATCGGCGGGTAGAAGGTGGGTTGCGTTCAGCGCTTTCGCGCGTGTGACGATGTGAGCCTTGGCTTTCTCGGGGTCCGATGCGCGGCCAAAGGCTTGGACGGCGTTCTCAAGATCCTTCACGGTCTGGACAGGGAAAGAACCGTCGGGAAGCGCTACCCCAGTGCTACCGAGGTGCTTGCGTTCCTTTTCGCTGAACTCCCGCTTCTCAAGGTCAACGCCGTCCGCAAACTTGGCGGTCAGAGTGGCCATCTCATCGGCGGTCAGTTCCTCGGACTCAACAGGACTCAGATTCGTGTCCTGTGCGGCTTTGGCAAGGTCCGGGAGTGCAATCTTCCCCATCCCGAGAATCGTCCGGAACGTGTCAAGCGCCTTTTCCATCAAAGTCTCGTTACTGGTTTGATTCTCCATCGACCCTCCAAAGGCGAGCCCACCGGCAATCTTCACGATGTCAATGCGACAATCGGAGTTCGCCGGCCGGTCAACGAGGCTGATCTCTCGCAAGGAAAGCGCCTTGACCACATCGCCAACCTTCTCCAGTTTGGAACCGCCGATACTGAATCCCTTGTAGACGCCTTCCTTGCACAGCTTCCACGCAGCGGGATCAACGATCTTGGCTCCGATGTACAGCCCTTTGGCGTCAATGTGGGCCTCTTTGGTCACGCCAACGGCATTGTTGGTGTGCATGGTCCTGATGTTCGCCCACTTCATGTAGTCGGGGAGGGCGGCCTTGATGGCGTCCAGCGGAACAATCTCCCCTTGCAGGTCCTTCGATGGCGTTGAGGCATAGCCCCAGACCATTCCGCTCTGCGCGTCCACCTTCTCAATCGGGAGAAATACGCTGAAATCGTCCATCTGGCTCCTGTAAACGCAAAAAGGCCCGGACGATTGAGCTTTGATAAGCCGTCACGTCCGAGCCAGATTGTTTCTGTACCCGTCGATTGAGATAT